ACGTTGTAAGTGCGCGAAATCATTGATGTTTTGGGGTACTTGCGTCACAATTTGTTCGGAGCTACAAACATGCCCATCGCGAAAGTTAAACTTTTTGTAACTTTTTGCAAAACTTTCGCGACACACACGCGTTAGCGTGTCGTCCAGGGAAAAAAATCTGGACGTTAAGCGATACAGATAGCAGTTGTCTCTGAGCCCCAACCAGAGACAACAAGAGCGGAAAAACTCTAGGGGATGCTTGCAGCCCTGACCACAAGTACGCTCCGTAAGACGAGCCGAACGTGCACGAGCTAACGCTTGCTATCGAGGAGTAGGCCAGAACCAAGCCCGCTTGGTGACACAAGTCCCCCAGGGAGGACTCATCCCGAGTCTCGCACCAAGCCGCCTTGGACACGCTAACCTGTAGCCTACTGTCCCAAAAAAGTTTGTTAATTCCATCAACAAGAAAAAAAACAACAATAGGAGGATGCCCATGGCAGCAGCAGCAAAGAAAGGTACACAAAACATTGAGTTTGTGAAAGAGAGCGTCAAATTGACGCAAGAAGATATTAAGAAAATAAAGGGTTGGAAATGGTATGACACTGATCCCTTTGCAGGACAGTGTCTGCTGACTCAATGTTCTCCAAAACTCGGTGTGCTGCTAGAGCAGCTCACCAACGCGTATCGTGCCAGTGAGCCGGTACGCGTTAGAAAAAGCCGCTGGTCCGAAGAGAAAGAGGTAATAACCCCACAGGAAGCAATAAGCCGCTTTGGCGGCTTCTCGCTACGCTATAGCAAATTAACCGTCTTCCCTGGCGCGCCAACGCCGGAAGCGGTTTTAAAAAGCAAAAATCCGGCGTGCCAGCACATATGGCGCGCCTTAAAAGAGCTCGAGTTTTTGCGCCCTGATTTAATCAGGGTGACTAAAGGCGGCGTTGTGCGCCTTAAAGGCCACGATCCCAATTTTAACGATAAGACAAGTGTTGGTAGCCGCTCTAAGGCTGCTATAGATCCAGCAGCCTTAGACAGTGTCCTAAGTCAATATACTTTGAAAGCGGCTTCTGGAAAGGGGAAAGGCAAATGACAATCACAACCAGAGTGCTGCACTACGCAGCAAAAGGTTGGGGCTTGCGTGAGGCTATCACGCAGGCTCAAAAAGACGCTGACGAAGATGCGCGCACAATAGCGCGCACAAAGCGACTACTGGCATGTTACAGATACACGTCAGTAGTGCAGAGCCGATTACGGCACCAAAGAGACGAATAAGCATTCGTTTTGTGTTTGGTGCCATTCCGTGGCAAATCAACAATTTAACAAGCTCCTGCCAAAAAGGCAGGAGCAAGGAGGAAAGTATGTTTACAGTAAAGTTTGTGGGTTTGAACGCTAATAGCCACGTTGTGTGCATCCAGGAGCCCCCCGCGGGGCTTAGCGCCTTGGACGCAGCACGTGCCCAATTGGGTTCGGACATTCTAACGGTAGAGCCCCCTTTGGGGTTCTACAAGTATGAGGTTACTTGCTCTTTAACGGAAGAGCAAGCAAGACAAGCCCCCCATCAGTTTTCCAACCATTGGGGTGCTTGCGTTCGCGTTTTACAAGGGGCTTTCAACAATTGCGTTCTATACGCGTGGAATCGGCTTCAGTCTGATTCTACATGCGCAATGCTAAGCTATGATGTTGATCGAGATACGATAGTGGAAGCTTGGCTAGAAGCAGGGGCACCCACAGATTGGGTGCCCCCACAAGAGGAAACTACCGAAGCAGAATAAGCCTAACCAGTAGCCGCGTTGTTTTGCGCAATGAAGGCCAATTCCGCAAGGCTCTTGCGGGGCTGGCCTTTTCTGTTTTGTGCAATGGAGGCCAGTTTAGCGAGGCTCTTCACTTTTACCAAAACGGAGGAACGCATGACGAAATCGGAGCTACTGATTGCGCTCGATTGCGTTCGTATCGCAATCGAGCAAAATCGGATAATGACTGCTGACTCTCACGCCACAATGTGCGAGTACGGAGCCGAATGTCATCAGCATTCGTGCACCCTAGGCATGTTTCTGAGGGCTTTGGGCGTGACGGAAATTGAAGACGGATTTCCATTTGTCTCTGATGTTGAATTGCTGTTTGGCCAGCAGGGCCTTGACGGCCTTGCGTCTGTCGTCGCCCGCGTTGTTTACTTGAACGACAAGGGCCAGTTTAGCGAGGCGCTTACGGAATTGCGGCGCGGAATCGAATCTTGTTGACAACGTCATAAGCCCCCGCCACGAGGCGCCGGGGCAAGGAGGTACGGCATGTTTTCTGTGACATTTCGCGGCAATTCTCCAGACGCATATATCATTCGCGTCTCTCCGCCTGACGGTCTGGCGGCGCTAGATGCGGCTTGCGCCGCTCTAGGCCCACAAGTCGATTTTGTGGCGCGGCAAGCATACGACTTCTGCGAGTTTGAGATATGCTGCCGTGTCTCGGAGGAACAAGCCCGCAAGGCGTTCTTCCAGAGCGGAGCATTTGGGGAGTCACGACAAGTGACGGTCAAAGTGCCGCCAGAAGCACTAAACCGCTGGACATGCGGTTCCTGGCGGCTCATGCCAGGCAGCGATACCATAGCGGAATGGATTCCAAGCATCCGCTATGCGGATATCGTGGAAGCCTGGCTTGCTGACGGCGCTCCGCTGGAGTGGACGCCATCCGGCTATGAGCCGTCAGCTACGCCTGCAAAGGACGACAATCAATAACCGAAACCTTTAACTGGCTCCCTGCTCATCAGCAGGGAGCCAGAAGGAGCGCACCATGGCAACAGCATCATCGTCACACTACCCGAAAAGCAGAAGCAGGGTATATACCCTGCGCGTCTATGACGTGTGGGGCAATTATCAAGACGGATTTACCGTCAACGATGCCTATACGGCGGGCGAAATCCGGATTCGGTGCCGGGCCCACGTTTATAACGAGGGCACGCCCAATGAGTTTGTGGAATATACGCCTACCGAACGCCAGTTAGCGAGAGCGGTAGGGGAACGGGGACTTGTGTGGAGCGGAGAGTCCGATTATACGCTGTACGCGGAGACTCTCCGTGGCAAACCTGTCTGCGAGCTGGTTTTCGAGCGGTTCGCGGATGGGCCGGAAGGAGAATCGAACCCCTTAATCGCACCATGCCGTGAATCGGCATGGGCCAGGAGGAAACTATCATGATTACAAAAGGCGAATTGAAAGCCGCTCTAGGGGCCGCACAATGGGCCGTCGAGCATGGGCAAGTTATGGCGTGCCCTTCTCACGACAAGGCGTGTCCCCATGGTCAGGCATGTACAACGCATATGTGCGTCATGGGCGCATTCATGCGCGCATTATTCTCATCGTCGTCTCTTTATGGGTTTCCAACGTTTGTGGATCTGGACAGGGTTTTTACTGCTGAAGGTTTCAAGCCTGTCGCAAAAGCGGCGCCCAAAATTATGTGGCTCAATGATACAGGCCGGTTCGGCGATGCCCTTGCCGAATTGAAGGCAGCAGTAGAATGTAGCTAGGGCTTATCGGAATGGACGGGTGCGCCGGATTCGCCTTGGCGCTAAGGCGGGCGCTTCAGCATCTTGAGCGCCCAATTAGGCAATAACCAGTAACCGCTCGCCGAAAGGCGGGCAAGGAGGCTCTTATGTTTACGGTGAAGTTTTCTTGTGTGCAAGCCAGCAAGCATGTCATTGAAATTATCCATCCTCCGGCGGGGCTTCAGGCGCTCGATGCAGCCAGGGCTGCGCTTGGACCGGACATTGTGCGGGTAGAATACCCACAAGGGTTCTACTACTACGACGTGGTGTGTGACCTTACCGAAGCGCAAGCGCGTCTAGCGCCCCATCAATTCGCGGGCCATTGGAATGCAACCGTCAAGGTGCTCCCCGGGGCGCTCAATGGGTGCGTCATATACAAGTGGCGACGGCACCCGCGTATCGCTACTTGCGCCACGCTCGATTATGAGATCGATCGAGCCGCCGCCGTTGAGGGGTGGCTCGCTGCTGGTGCACCCTCCGAATGGATCCCACCAAAGGAGCCTGAAAAGGTGGAAGCGAAAGAGGCCTAGCCAGCAGTCCCCGGGGCAACCCCTGGGGCCGGGTTGATCGGGTCAAGGCGTTTTTGGATTTTTGCCTTTTTTCTAAACGCTGCGCGGCTCTCAGCGCCGCGCGCATGGAGGTTTTAGCGTGTATGGACTACTCTCGGGGGGGTCACTCCTTGTGACCCTCCTGCTGCACAACGTCACAGGGATAAAACCGGGCTATGGCCTTGTCTTTGCGGCCCTGCTAGGGCTTCTGTCCCTTGCTCCTCCCAACGGGGAGGAGAAAAAAACCACAAGGAAGGAGCAAAAGAAACGTGACCTATAGGGAGCTATACAACCTTTGTGATCCCGCTGTAAAACAAGCCGGTTCGCAATGGTACGCCGTTGCTCATGCGCAATGCCGGGCGATAGGGAGCGAAACAGGCTACGATGTTAATATCGTGGCCGCTGTCGTCAGCGCCCTGTCCCCGGGCGTGAAATGGGCCGATAACCTGCAATGGGCTGCCAAGCTCCTAAGCGCCGCAAGCGCGGCACAAGGAGCGGAAGCCATCGCCGGGTATACAGGTTATAAGGCAAATGCCCACAAAGCGTGGGCCATTGCGCGCAAGGAGTGCAAGCCAGAAGACGCCTTTGGTGAACAAAAATCACCCAAAACGTGGGCGTTTTGGCGGAATCTTCGGGATCCTGGGGAGTGGCGTCCAGTGACCATTGATCGCTGGATGTTGCGGATTCGTGGGTTTCACAAAAACCTCACGTGGAAAGCATATAACGCTTTAGCGGATGAGATCCGCGAAATGGCGCGGGAGTGCGGCGCGGTGCCCAATGCGGTGCAGGCGGCATTGTGGTGCGTTGCCCGCGAACGCGGGACAAAGCAAAATGCCGCTATGGAGCAGACATAGCCATGGCGACGAACCCAACGGCGCGCAAAGTGTTGCTGACGAACATTGATCCGGACATTTTGCGCGCTATCAAAAAGCTGCGAAAGCAGCACCACACAACAATGTCGTTTCTGGTTAATATGGCAATCCGTTTAGGATTGCCTACCCTGGTGCGGCAACTCAAAGCAGCGGAAAAGGATGCTGCTTCAGTTATTGCCGAATATCAACTGAAAACCCATGCCCAATACTGGCATGGCCCAAAACTGAAGAAGGAGGATCTATGAGCCGCCCGCAATATGGCGTGCTGGTTATGGATACCAGCATGGTCAGGTTAGCCAAGGAGTGCTCCTCCCTGGCGTATTTTGAGGGGGCGCGGGGCCTGCGCGTCCGAGGCGCAAACACGAACGCGCTGGCGTGCGGCACCGCAATACACGAGGCGCTGGCCGTATACTTGAAGACCGGATCGGCGCAAAAAGCCATCCGGAAGTTTCACAACCTGTATTATGAGGCTGGATCGGCGGCGGCCCGAGCAGACCCGAAATCGCGGCACGGATACGAAAACGTGCGCGACATTCTTCAAGAGTGGTTCCGCGTCCATCCCGTAGCGCCACAGCCCGAGGCGCGTCCGGGCTTACGGTTCAAAAATCTGCCATATGAGTTTTATCCGGGCCTGATTGAAGTGCCGTTTGGCATGCTTCTTCCAGCGGTGCCGGAAGAGCAGGTCTGGACGCTGGTCGTGGGCGTTCTGGACGCACTGGCGCGGAGCACCAGCACCGGCAACTGGGTGGTGCTGGACCACAAAACGGTGGCCCATGTGGACGCGCAATATCGGGCGGGCATCCATACGGACCCGCAATTTACCGTGTATTGCAAAGCTGCTGAGGCGCATTTGGCGTCCCTTCCGCCTGGGACGCGGGGTCCAGACGGATCCACGCGGCGGGTGGTGGAAGGGGCGGTTGTGAATGCGATGGAGATAGGGCTTTTGCCCGGCTCTGACAAGCGATGCGCCCGGCACGGAGCGCCCTACCAGCAGTGCCGCCTGCTGCATTGCGTGTTCGATGTCATTGCCACTGAGCGGGATGCGCAGGAAGCGCAGCGGTGCATGGACACGTTTGCCCATGTAGTGCGGCAATACTGGCGCGTCGCGCAAACGCAGGATATCCGGCAGGTGCCGCTGGACGGGCGCTTCGTGCGCGGGTCTTGTCCCCGGTGCTCGTTCAGCCCGGTATGCAACATGGCGGACCGGGACCGGGCGCTTGCGGCCATCACGGAACCGAACCCGTGGCGTCCGTATCCGCAAGCGCCAGCGCCGGGGTCCGTCCTGTGGTTTCCGGACCAGGACCAGTTTGCCCAATATACATCGCAACACATTCACATTCACATATAGGGGGGCATGCGTTTGGCGGATGCATCGCACCATGCCGAACAGATTGCGAGGCAAAAAGGCCACGGAGGCATTTTTGGCGCGGCTCTTACGCGCTCCGCCGGACCTTTCCGGGGCCAGGCGGAGAAGCAACAGGCGGCAATACAATTGATTTCCGGCGCTGAATGACGGCGCAAGGAGGATAACGATGGAAACGATTACTTTAGAGACGCTGGAAGATTTGCTTGTAACGCGCTTTGCGGGGGTTTTGCGCTCTGGCTACCACGCGCCAGCGAGCGGGGAATGCTGCGCATTGGAGCTTTTGTCAGCGGCGCAAGGCCGGGAATGGACGGATGACCCGGAGGTTGTCCGGACCTTTGATCTTCGGTTGATCAATGACATTCCTGTGACCAATGAGGTGCGGACCCAGTATTTGCTGCCGGTTCTGGTCGCGTATGCCGGGTCGCTGGACTGGCCGCTGGCTCGCCAATGGCGTGTGGCGGATCGGCTCCTCATTGAGACGACCCGGCGGTTGCTCAGCATCCTGCCAGGCCTGACGGAAGCCACCAGGGAGCAGTGCCGCAACGCCTTTACCGTTTCGGCGGCGCGGCGGGCCGTGCTGGCCGTGGGTTTGGAGGCGAGGCCAATGGCGCTGGTGGCGCGGGAAATGGAGGCCGTGACGTCGCCGCTGAGGGCGGCAAAAGGGGCTGCCGAAATGGCGATGGTGGTGGCGCGGGAAGTGGGACAGCAGACGTTGCGGAAGGCAGGGAAGATGGCTGCGGCGGTGGAGGCGCGGGAAGCGGCGTTTATCACCGCCTGTGAAATCTGGCTTGAGGCGGCGGGTGCGGAAGGGGCAGAGGAGGGAGGCGAAGGCGGAGCGAAAGCATAGAGTCCCAGCCAGTAGCATAATTGTAGCAGGTGCGCAAGGGCAGTGCAATGTCCTTGCAGAGGGCGTTCTTTTGACTTGGCCCGCGGCAGCGGGGGTCCATCGCAGAAAATTACAGTGCAAGGAGGTTTCCGTATGGCGTTTTCACTTACACCTTTTGGGCGTGGCGGCGTGGTTCTTCGGGCGCACCAGGGAAAGACGCTTGAGCTGGATGCAATCCGGCAGCATGCTCCGGCCATTTTCGCGAAGAACAAGCATGCGTCCCGGTCGGACAGATATGCGTATATTCCAACTGCTGGTGTTCTGGGCGCTATGATGCGGGAAAACTTTTTGCCGGTTGAAATCCGGCAGGGAGGAAGCCGGGATGAAAGCAAACGGGGCTACACCAAGCACCTTATCCGGTTCCGCCCGCCTGGTGTCGTTGCCGTGGTGGACGGCACGTTTCCGGAAATTGCGGTGCTGAATGCGCATGATGGTACGAGCAGCTATAAGGTCTTTTCCGCCTGGTTCCGCTTTGTGTGCTCCAATGGGCTGTATGTTTCGGAGCAGGCAGGACCGTCGCTGGTGGTTCCGCATAGGGGCCAGGTGTACGGTGTGGTTGAGGCGTCGTACAAAGTGGCGGAAGAGTTGCCCAAACAGGCGCAGCAGATTGAGCGGTTTCGGAAGGTGCAGTTGACGGAGCAGGAGGCGGTGGATTTTGCCAGGGCGGCCATTGCCTTGCGGTGGGAATCCGGGGTGCAGCCCGAACAGGTGTTGCAGCCAAGAAGGCCGGAAGATGCCGGTGCGTCCTTGTGGGCCGTATTCAACCGGTTGCAGGAGAGCATTACGGGCGGCGGCATTGTCATTGCGGGGCCTACCACAAGGCGGCGGTTTTTGGTTCGGCAATCCCGCGCTGTCCATGCCGTGCAGCAGAACATCCGGCTGAATCAGGCGTTGTGGTCGCTGATGGTGCAGATGGCGGAGGCCAAAGAGGGTCAAAAAAGCATAGAGTCCCAGCCAGTAACACAAATGTAGCATAGATGCAAGGGTTTGGCAAGCAGAAATGGGGTGTATGGGGGCGCTATGGCGGCATCCAGAAGGTGGAAAGGGCGAAAAACCGGAACCCAGCGCCTGGTGCGATGGGTGGCGGCGATACGCCCGCAGCGCGCCACGCGGAGGGCGGGCGTCGCCGCCCGCACCCCATTTTTGGGTGTGACCGCCCACCCATTTTTCTTATTGGGCGGTGGGCGGGCGTTTGGCGCGCAAAGCAGGCCAGAGGGCCAAAATGAGAGGCTATAGTCCGTCCCGGACAGGCGAAGCGGTTGCGTTGCTGGCTTCGGTTCGTTGACCGGGCGGGTTGAAGAACATAAAACGGGCGAATCGCCCTACAGAGCAAAGGAGAGTGCCATGGTTATTATTTCTAGTCCGTTGGGATTTGCCGGAACGACGGTGAGGTTTGAGGAGGTCGCATTTCCCCAGAGCCTTGAAGGGGCTATTTCGTATGTGGGGCATCCCTCAACAAGGGCCTTGCTAGAAGCGTTGGGTGCGGAAACGCGCACGGGGCGGTGGGAAGGTCCAGCGGTGAATGAGAGCTATTTGGCCGTTCCGCTTGCCCAAAATGCGCGGGAAGGCGGATGGACTCGCGATGTTGCGATAGAGTCTGTTCGGGAGCTACGGGCAATTCGCTGTACACGGATTGCGTAGGGTGCGGGCAGGCAATGCGAGAGGCGTTTGTTTGATGGAGGGAAATTATGGCCGGGAAAAGCAGGGTTTGGCGAAGGATAAAGGCAAAAGTGTGTCCTGAATGCGGATCTCCCACGGACCTGACGCTGATGGGGCTGGATTGGGAGGTGGAGATTTGCGAGGAGTGTGGGTGGGAGGAGCCGCTAGAGCGATATGTCCTCAACGGAGCGGATCCGCCATGAGCGTAGCGCGGGGGCTTTCCGTAGTGGACAGGCGTATGAGGGCATGATACAACGTGGTGCGGACCGCCTCTGGTTGGGGGTGGTCCGTGATTGAGGCGCTCGGGAAGGGCGCTATGGCGTAGGGCCAGCAGGCCCGGGTGTACAGGAGAAGGAGTGATATACGATGATTGCGGCGAAAAAAGAAAAAGGGGTTCCGGCGGTAGCGGTGCATACAACGCGGAAATCGGGAACGTTGTTATACCGGATAGAGCGGTATTACGAGGAAGATCCCGAACGGCCTAAAGGGATGCGCCGCACGCGCGCGCGTCTCAAAACGCTGACGGAGGATGTGGAGCGGGACGGGTTCCAGACGGTGGTGCTGGACACGGTGACGGCGTTTGAGATGCAGGGGCGATTTCAATCGCAGTTTGTTGATAAGGTTGGATCGCCCGAACCCCGCCAGTGGTTCGCGGATAGTACGGACTGGGTGGAGCGCATGGTCATGGTGCGTATGCCCTCGCTGGTGACGAAGTTGGGGGTGTATGGGATTGTTATTGCGCATACAGCAAGCGATCGGGATAAGGACGGCAACGTGCTGAAATATACGCCGGACATGCCAGGGCGGTGCGCGACAAGACCGGGGTCGTTTTATAATGAGATTTACTATGTGGAGAAGAACGAGGATGGGGAGGCCCGGTTCTTTGTGTCAGACAAGAATTATACGGCGACAACGGGGATTGGGCTGCCAAATGGGTGCCCCGCCCGGTGGTCGGAGGTGAAAGCGGCGCTGGATGCGCTGGGAATGCCTGAGTTGCATTTTTGCTGGATGTTCCATGGGCGATATGGTGCGGGTAAATCGACGGCGGCGGCAACCTGGCCTACGCCAACACTGGTGCTGCTGTTTGATTCGCCCGGAAAAGATTTGCCGTATTTGAAGCGCGGTTCCACGAGGAAAGAGGTCCAGGGGCCGGATGGCCTGCCAACCATTGAGGTGTATTCCTGATGAGCGTGCACCAAACGTACTCCATCGATTTGAAGGGCCGTGACATTACAATCATTCCGTTTGCGTGTGTCCACGCAGGGAGTCCAGGACACCATGCGTCGTTGTGGCGGCGCTTTTTGCAGCGGGCGCAGCAACCGGATGTGTACACGCTGGGGGTGGGTGACTATATGGACTTTGCGCGTACTTCGTACCGCAAAGCGGTCGCCCATGCGGGGAGTGATGAAAACTCGGTGGAGGCGTTGGATTTTTATGCGGCAAGCACGGCGCGCCAATGGGCCGATGAGTTTATGGATATGGGCCGTGCTGAGCGGTGCATAGGATTGCTGGAGGGTAATCATTATTGGACCTTTCAGACAACGTATGCGGAAGGAGGGTTCCTGGCGGGGCAGACCACCACGCAGTTTATGGCCCAAAGGATGGGTGTACCGTATTTGGGCCACACAGCGGCCATTGTTCTTCACCTGACGGATACTGAGAGGTGGGGCGCATTGGCTGCTGATACGTATAAGATTATTGCGAATCATGGGTACGGATCGGGTGGTTCTTCGGCAAGCGCCGATTTAGGGCGGATGGAGCGTATTATTGAACCGGCCTTCGATGCGGATCTGTACGTCACGGCGCATACCCATAGAAGGCTGGCGTATTTTATGCCCCGCCTCGCGCCGACTCTGGTGGAGTTTGCCGAAAAACCGCACCTTCTGGTGAAAGCTGGATCGTTTTTCCGCACTTACGTGCCACAATATACGACGTATGCGGACCAAAAGTTTATGCGCCCGGTGGATTTGGGGTGGGTGGAAATACGTCTGGTCTACGAACCGCCTGGCGGAGGTGCGCCGGATCGGTGGGAGCGCCGCACGGCTGTTTGCATGGCGGCGCATGAGTTGCGGAGCGTGGCGCGGTTTGCACGGCCAGAAAAGAGGCGAAGGCGCAAAGCAAAGGGGGTGATTGTCAAAAAGTAGTTGTAGGGTATGGTGCGTGCACCATTGGCGCGGTCACATCGTGTTTTGGTTTTTTACACTTTTGCTCTGGGGCTACAGAGCATCCGCATGCGCGGTAGAAGCCCACGACTGAAGGCGTGGGAATAGCCACACAACAATGCTAGAATGGAGGCATATATGGCCAAATTAGATTGGTCCCATGTAAAGAGCAACTTTCTGTATCCTAAAGGCGTGTATCATGCGATTATTAGCGGGGCCGAATACATCGAAGTGAAAAACGGAAAGATCGCGTTGCGTGTTCCGTTTCTTATTACGGCTCCGGCCCAGTACGAGGACAAAAAATACAGCGAGTTGTTTGTGATTGGGACGGATGATGATCCGAACGCCGAAGAGCCGGAAACGTGGTACAACTCGCCTGGCGCGGGCGGTATCAAGCGGTTGCTGTCGTATGGCGGGGAGGACTTTCCGGAAGACACGGATGATATTCCGGGGCTGATAGAGGGCTGGAACGTTGGCTTTTTGCTGGGCCAGCGGAAGCGCAAGGACACGGGCGATCTGGCTAACCAGATTATGAAATATGTGGATCCGGCGGATGTGGAGGCTTTTGTGGAGGAGCCAGAGGAGGCAAAGGCGTCCGCCAGGGGTCGAGCCGCCTGGGGTGAAGAGGATGAGGATGAGGAGCCGAAACCCAGGGGCAAAGCGCCGCAGGCAAAAAAGGTGCGACGCTAAATAGATAGCCCTTCACACCCTCCCTCCCTACAGGAGTTTTGCGCCGGTGCCATGCATCGGCGCATTACTCACAGCAACCCAGAACAAATGCAATGCGGCCTAGAAGGAGAAACGAGTATGATGAGTTTTGCCAAGGCTGATGTGGTGCAGGCGGAGGACTTCAAGGTGCTGTTGGACCTTAATTCACACCTTCACATAGCGAACCATCTGGCGCATTGGCCTAGCCCGCAGGTGCAGATGACTGAAGGGCTGGTCACTGGCGGCCTGCTTGTTGCGCTGGCGGAATTGTTGTTGCGGTCAGGGCTAAGCACGCTGACCATCAACAGGGCGGACATTGAGCAGATGTGTGAGGACAATTTGCAGATTGGCATTGCTGGTGGAGAATCGCTTACGGTGACTCTGCAAACACGGCAACAAACAGCGCCTGCACAAGGGAGAACACACTAATGCTTGTATTGGGAAAAGATTCTTTTGATTACAATCCGGATCTTGCCCTGGCGACCTTAACTATGGACAGTACGGTGCGGATGCAGCTTGTTCTGGAAGAGCTGCATTGCGAGGAAATGTCACATTGGGTGGACATGCTTTTGATGGAGTGTTTTGTATTGTCCATCATTGCCAGGTTGTTGCAGCACTATGGCAATGGCGCTCCAATAGAAATACCCATAGCGGTGCAGGCCGCAGAGCCAGGACGTGCGCCGGGCAAGGCCATGCCCGAGCCGTTGGGGCTGTTGAAGGCGGCGTTTGATTGCCGGGCGGGGCGTCTCCGATTGTGGTTGGATGGTATGAACACACAGAGCACGGAAACAGAGGGAAAACAGACGGAGGAAAAAACCCATGAGTAATACACAGACGTCGAAGGTACAGGCTATTCGGGGCGGTGAAAGATCGGGATCGGTGCAGCGGTGGAACGACACGTGGAACCGGAAGGAAAATGCGGAGTTGGAGCAGGAAATGGGCGCGCAAGTGCATATAAGCCTGTCTGTTCCGGCGGAGTGGGCGTGGACGGAAGCGCATGAAGAGTCCATGCGAAGAAAGCTGGACCTGGTGTCTGCCGCAGCCGTGCGGATGGCGGCGGGCATGGCGAAAGGGACAATGAAATACAAAGTTGACTTTTCCCAGTATAGCTTGCAGGAGTTTGTAGAGTTTGTGTTTGATGAAACGGCGGATCTCATGAACCTCGTAAGCGCCTTGAAAGAGGCTGTGATGCAGCGCGCGGGGAAGGCTTCCGGGTCCATCTCCGTGCGGCCTGCCGCCACTGGCGAGGAGGCTTTGGGGGACAGGCCTGGGCTTGAGGCGGCCCGGTTGTCGGAGGCGCTGGCGGCATTGGAGCAAACGGAAAAAGCGTAGGAGCATTGCATGCGGTGGGGCCGTATGGCCCCACCATCTTGCTTAGGGCCTGGGGGCAGGTATGCCTGTACATGTACCAAACGAGATACGACCATTCGCACCCGTCGTGGTTATTGGGGAATCGCCCGGAGAGTGGGAGATTATGCGAGGCGCGCCCTTCGTTGGCCCGGCGGGATCACTCCTTGAACAGTTTTACAAAAGTGCGGGGCTGACCAGGGAGGATATATCGTTTTTGAATCTTGTTCCGATGGAGCTGCATGGTTCGGCGCTGCAAGAAGCGGCCCGATCGGCGGAAATGCAAAAAGAGCTGCACCGCAGTTTACAGCGGTGCAAGGGCGCCCGTGTGATCGTGCTGTGTGGAGATGTTCCTTTGCGGGTGCTGTTGAACATGCAGGGTCACGAAGGCATTACGGCGTGGCGGGGAACCATCTTTGCCCCCGCTTTATACAACCAGAAATTGCAGAAGTTGTGTCCCGTGCAGTCCGGCTTGCTGGCGGTGCTCCCTGTCTACCATCCGGCGTACACGCTGCGAATGCCGCGCACGGCGGCTGCGCAGTTTCGGGACTGGTCTGTTGTGGCTCAGATTCTGAAGACGGGGCGTGCGCCAGAACCGCCACAGCGGAGGCATATTACGTATCCGTCCCGAGCAGAAGTGGAGTGGTTTATGGATTTTGTCCGCTCGTTTCCGGTCAGTACGCCTCTAGCGTTTGATATTGAAACGATTCCTTCCCTGGGCCGCATTGTGTGCATTGGGTTTGCCGTGCGCACGACGGAATCGTTGGTGCTGGACTGGAGCGTGAAATGGCAGCGGGAGGCGGCGAGGGCCTTGTTGCAGTTGCCCAATCCTAAGCTCGGGCAGAATGGGCACTACGATTTGTTTTATTTGTATACGGATGAGCATCCTACGCCTGTACGCAATTATTGGTGGGACACGATGTATTTGCACCACCAGCTTCATACAACGGAGCCGCATTCCCTGGCGTACCTTGCGAGCATGTACACGTACACGCCGTATTACAAGCATGAGGGTCGGGCCAGTGGCCGGGGTATTGGGGACTTGAATGTGAAACTGGCGGAATATTGCGGGCTGGATTGCTGCGTGCAGGTGGAAGTGTTCAATGCGTTGCACGCGGAGCTTGTGGCGGCGGGGCCGCAAGCCCTGCGGTTTCACAAGGAGCATTATCAGGAGATGTATGCGCCCCTGTTGGATGTATCGCTTGCAGGATTGCGGGTAGACTCCGCCTTTTTGGGTAATACCGGGGCGCAAATGGAAAAATCGCTGGCGGCGCTGCGTGCGGAAATTGAAAAGGACGCGCCGGTGTTTGGCAAAAACAGCATTTCCAACGAAAAGTTGCGGACGTGGCTCTACACCACCCACGGCATGCCGAAGGAGTGGGGCAAAGAAAGCGAAAAAACGGGCGACAAGAATCTCAGTGTGAGTGAAGCCACATTGCGGCGGCATATGCTGCGGGATACGAAGAAAGCGCAGAGGCTGGCCCCGGTGTTGGAGCGCATTTTGAAGTTTCGGGAGTTGCATACGTTGTCGCGCTTTTTCGTGAAAAAGGATCTGATTGATCCTGATGGGTACGTGCGGGCGCAATATTCGTTGAATACGGAAGCTGGACGCTGCTCATCGAAAGCAAATCCCCGTTTGCGGGGGCGCAATTTACAAAACATTCCGCCAGAAGTCCGCCCCGGTTTTGTGCCGGATGTGGAGATTCGGCGGGGTGTGTGAAATGGGGGGAACAAGAGATGACGGTGGAAGAAACGGCAGTGTTTTTTGGCATGTTGCACCGGGATGCCAGCGCCCCGTGGCCGTATAATTGGCGGGAAGCGCCAGTGCGCTATGTTATTCCGGAAGAGCAGGAGTATGATGGGGAGGGGCGGCCCTGTGGGCCGATGCCGCAATACCGCCTTGTTGGGTTGTGGGCGTTCGATGAGGCCACCCAAACAGTGCAGGTGGCGCTGCGTCGCGTTGGGGCCGAGCCGGAGCCTGAGCCGCACCAGCAGGAGGGTGTTGCCGTGGCGGCATAGCGCCGCATGTCTGGGGGAAGGCAAATGAAAACGGTATTTCTAAATATGGACTTGAGCCAGGCAGAGCACCGGGTGGTGGCCTTGCTGAGCGGCGATGAGACGTTTATGCAGGAGGCGTTTCGCCCCCTTGAAGGCGGCATTGATACGCATAAAGAAACGGCTGCCCTGATTTTTGAGGTGCCATATGACCAGGTGAATGCGGAGCAGCGATATGTGGCGAAAAAGGTGGTCCATGGCTCTGAACGCCTGATGGGCGCACGAAAATTGGCGTCTACCATGCGGAAGGATGGATACAATATCAAGGAGCACCAGGCGCAACGGTATCTGATTCAATTGCTCAAAAAGAAACCGGGCCTTATGATGTACATTCGGCGCGTCAAGCGTGCGATTCATGAAACGCGGACCCTCACGAATCCTTTTGGGCGGCGCATTTATTTTGAGTGGGATCGTTTGGACGATGCGCTGTATCGGAAGGCAATGAGTTTTTTGCCCCAGTCTACGGTGGCGGATATTGTGAATGTTCTGTTTTGGAAGCGCCTGTATAAGTGGTTTGCGGAGAATGGATACGGGCGCGTCAATCAGCAAGGGCATGATTCCCTGCTTATGAGCGTGCAAATCGTGCGCGTGTACGAGACCATGCAATATATTGCGGAGGAGCTGGCTCCCGCGCAGGCAAAAATCAAGTACCGGCTGCCAGATACAGGGGAATATCTACCGCCCATGATTATTCCTGTGGAGTTTTCCGTGGGGTGCAATTGGGGAGCTTTGACCTTGAAGTATACGGCGCTGCCCACAAAAAAGCAGTGCACACAAGACTTGCGGGCGCTGCTTCAGGCGGCGCGTGGAGCTGGTGGCAAGGCACATTCATTTGGGGGCAAGTAGCCAGCAGACGGGCAATCAGGCTGGGGCCGCCGTCAAACGGCTCGCGCGCTTGCTGCTGCAAATGCTTGCGGATCCCTGGCGGCAAGGTGCGAATCTCCGATAGCCTTTGGGGGACGGCATCCTTCTGGCCTGTTCACGGGCGGGGCCTGGCGTCAGGGCTGGGACAGGCCTTTTTGTAGGGTGCGGGAAAGTCCGCGTTGTTGCAGACGGGGGAGTGCTGGTCGCCTTGGCGCGCTGAGGGGGGGACGGGCAATGGGACCATCCAGCGGGCTGGCCCCGTACAATTGCACCATAAGGGTGTCGAGGACAGGAAACAGGCGACGAGCCGCTCTGTTGCGCTTCTCGTATTCTCCTTGCGCCCAGTAGGCCAGAATGGCCCCGAGGCGGTCCAATTGGGACCAGGCGGGGGGCAAATGGCCGATAGCAAACTCGCGGCCCAATTGGGCGGTGCGGTCCCGCTTGAGAGAGCTCATGACATCCTGGGCGATTTCACCTTGCATTCCGAGGAGGCCGCTCATAAAAATGCTTTGCGCCAGTAAATCCATATACCCCTGATCGCGACGATCCCGTTGGTGGATCGTGTCTTTAATGTAATCGTTCAGGGCCATTGTGGAGGTAAGGCCGAATACCAGGCGGGTGATAGGCTTCCAGTTGCCTCGTCGCGCCTGTTGCGCCATCAGGCTTGCGAGCGTGCCCAATGAGCGGACAATGCTGGTAAAGGCAAAGACCGCGCGCAAGGCCGGATGCGTCATTGGGCGTCTTGTATCCACAGCCAGGCTGTACATGGCGTTGGACCGCGATATAAACACGCGGGCGGCCCAGGCGCGATCTTCTTCGGTCAGGCCCGTGTTCAGCACACGGTTTACATGCTCTGGACTCCAGTGTAGAAAATCCGCCAGGTCGGCCAGCATTTGAGGCTGTTTGTTTTTTGCTGCTGCCAGCGCCTCATCAAGGGCGTCATTGACGGCAATGGCCCCGAGCTTGTTGATGTCCCGGTTAATGGCGTCTACGCCTGTCACCTTTGTCACAACCTGGCCGCTTTGACGAGCCAATTGGCGCGCGGGGTGCGCCTCAAGCACGGCGCGAATGCCGGTTTGTGCACCTTTCGCGTACTGCCGTTGCGAAAGGGGGATTGTTGCGGATGGTCCCAGCAGCCCTTCGAGGTAGCCTTGTTTGAGCCACAGGCCAAACTTGTCGCCCATTTGCAATATTTCGTCTATTTGATCCTTGCGAACGCCTTGCAAAAGGCCCAGGCGGGCCGCATGGATGTCCTTCATGATGCCGAATGCTTTGCTCAATCCCCGAAGGGCTGCCGCAGGAACCCACCCGGCGAGCGCGTTGGGTATGGCGCTCTCAGTAAGCAGCCCGCTATTGAGCAGATCAACAAACCAGTCGCCTTTTTTCAGAAATCGGGCAGCCGCATCGTCGTATTCAACGCCTTGGAGCAACTGTACGGTCGATTTAAATTGCTTGCTGGCGACCTCCCAGTTCGCGCCTGCGCGGTCGATGGTGAGGGCGTGCAATTTGTCAAAAAAATCTTGTGTGTTTGGGCCTCCTACCATGGCTGCGCCAATGCGACGGGCGGCCATCCGCACGTATTGGCGGGGCACGTTCAAACCGTCTACATCGAGCACCTGGACGCGCTTGCCATTGACCACGACCGATTCCGGAAGTTGCAACTGGCGCTCTCGTTCAAGCGGCCCGTAGTGCCGGGTCGTAAGCTCGTCATAAAACAAATCGTTCAGCTTTTGCTCGATGGTCCATGCGTCTTTTTCGGCCACGTTTGAGGCTTTCAAAATGGCTTCGCGAAGCGCAGGGTTGGCGTTTTTCGAGATGAGCGCCTGGCGCGCCGCTGGCGTCAGTTTCTGGGTAAAATACTGTGGGTCATAGTTGGTGTCGAGACGCCCCGGACCGCGAGCCATTGCATGGACATCGTTCATAACGTCTTTGTAGACGCCCATGTAGACGCGCAAATTGGGCATGTTGTCTGGTATTGCGGTAGTGCCGCGGACAAGCCCCCGCCCGTTGTGGCGGAGAAAAGACAGCTCGGCGGGGGTGAGGTACTGGGCGGCATTGGTCAGGGCGGTGTCCCATTTTTGTGCAAGCAGAAATTGGTTCATGTCAATTTCTACAAGCGGATTGACAACTTCCTTGGGAAGCGTGCCCACCTTTGTGATGCCCCGCAGCGTAGCCCACGCGATGGCTGCGCGATCTTCCAGCTCAGCAAGGGTGCGGCCTGATGGCCCAAATGGCCGGGTCTCTGGGCTCAGACGGCCTTTCAGGCGGGTAAGGGCGTCGCTAATATACGCGCTCATGTCGCTGATGATTGTGGTGCTGCCGGTTTCGTCCCCAAACACTTTTGCAACGCTCAGCGGGGTATCTTGCAGCGCGTTGAATACCCGTTTCAGCACGAGATTTGTTTTTTCTCCGCGCACGGATTGTTGGGCCAGAAAGTCGGCTAACTTTCGCGTGTCCCTGATTTCCGAGGGGAGGGTGTTTGCGGGCCCGCCAGTCAGACCGTAAATCTCCAGGTTGTCTGGGTGGATGGGCAGCCCGTGTTCCAGCGCGGCCTGTACGCCGTCACGATGGGCCATAAACGCCTTGTTGCTGGCGCGCGTCAGCATGGCGCGGCCCCCGCGCGTCATATTGGCGCTCATTAAGGAATTGAGGCGAGCCATGCGCTCCGCGCGAATATACTCGTCGAGCGGCACCTGGGCCAGCAGGGCTTTGGGGGGCGCACCCAGATCCTTCGCTTGTGCGGCGCTATCTGCAAGGGCCATTGTGGTTGGCCCCTCTTTCAGGGCTTGCCCAACAGGAATGACCTCTTCGCTCGGCCCCAGCAGTTGCGAAGGTTTGTGTGGCGGAAGGGCGCTGAGTTGCACCCGGCCCGTTGTGGGGTTAATGGGGCCTTCAGCCGAAGCGCGGGCTATGGCGCGTTCTGCGGCCAGCGTGGACGGGCCTTGGGGCGGCGTAGGCGCCATGGCGCGTCGTGCTCGGAGAAAGGCAGTGGCCAGCGCCTCGTCCGGTAAATCGCCGACTTTGGTTAGTTTGGTGGGGTCGCTGCTCAGGCCGTAGGGGGCGTCAGGGCCGCCCAGGGCTTTCGCCATGGTCAGGCGCTCTGTCGCCGTGAGAGGGGTCTCTTGGGTGCGGCCAATAACACGCTGCGCCGCCTCAATCGTGACCGCGTCTTCAGGAGTAGCGCCCCGGGTGCCGGTTGGGGCCGGTGCAGTACGACCGCTGAGGCCCTGCAAGTATTCTTCTGCGGCTTTGCGCCCTTGAGATTGCAGAATAGCCTGCACGTCCCACAAGGTGTCTGCATCGTGGGCAAAGTCCGGGCTGTCCGGGTAGTATTGCCTGTAGAGATCCCGCGCGCTATTGCGGTAGGCTCGCGCAACGGCGGCGGACACGCTGCTGGGCTGCGGCTGCGCACTGGGTGGGGGCGCGCTGGGCGGCAAGTCCTTCCACTTCCTTTGGTCCTGCGCGGCGGGCTGCGGTTGACTGGTTTCCGGCGGGCGCTGCTCCAACGCGGCCTGTGGCGTCGGTTCGGCGGCCCCGGAGGCCTGGGGCGCAGCCCCGGATGGTCCCTTGCCCTGCATGGCTGCGCGCTCCTCGATATATCGCCGAAGGGCGCTGGCCTTGTCTATATCTGTCGGTGCGATGGCAGAGCCGTAGGTGCGGCTTGCTACGGCTGCCTCGTCATTAAGACTGCGCTGCTCTCTTTGTTGTTGGAGGAGCGCCTGGGTTTCCGCCTCAATGCGTTGTGCATTGGTTTGTGCTCGGGGAGCCCCAATCTTTGGATCTTGTTCCATTGTGGCTGCGCGCTCTTCAATATACTGCTGAAGGGTGCGGGCCTTGTCCATATCCGTTGATGCGATGGTAGAACCGTAGGTGCGTCTTGCGGCTGCCGCTTCGTCATTGAGACTGCGTTGCTCGCTCTGTTGCTGTAGATGTGCTTCGTAGCCCGCCCTGGCTTCCTCTGCAATGCGTTGTGCATTGGGCTGTCCTTGGGCCCCACCCTTTTGGCCCTTGCCTGGCGTTGCTGCGAGCTCATCGATATACTGCTTAAGGGCGTAGGCCTTGCGCATATCCGTCAATGCTACGGCAGGGCCGTAGGTGTGGTTTGTTACTGCCGCCATCTCGTCATTGAGCTTGCGTTGCTCGCGCTGTTGTTGGAGGAGCGCCTGGGTTTCCGCCTCAATGCGTTGTGCATTGGTTTGTGCTCGGAACCCCCTCTGTGGCTCCTCTTCCATCGTTGCGGCGCGCTCCTCTATATATCGCTGAAGGGCGCGGGCCTTGTCTATATTTGTCGATATGGCAGGAACGCCGTAGGTGTGCCTTGCTTCCGCGTTAGCTTCCAATTGGCGCTGTTCGCTTTGGCGTTGCAGATATTCTTCGTGGCGCGCCCTGGCCTCCTCTGCAATGCGCCGTGCATTTTCGGCATTCTCTGCATCGATTTCCGCTTGTATTCGCGCCGATCGTTGCGCTTGCCGTTCGGCGTTGAGCGCGGCTCGCTGCGCCTCCCGCTGCGTTTTCAAGGCCTGACGCTGCTTGCCTCTCACAATATAGCCGCCGAGTCCGCCCGTAGCGGCAGAGAGCGCCACGCCAGGCCCCATGTCGGAGAGCGGTACGCCCTCACTGGCCTGGTACAAAGCGTTTTCTGCTGCCGCAGTAAGCGCGCCTTTTGCAACAGCGTACATTTTGGACGCCGCCGGTCCGGCAGGGCCAATGGTAGCGCCCCCCATCGCAATGGCGGTGCCAAGAAGGTTTCTCTTTTCCCGCTGCTGTGTGGCAAGTTCAATTTCTTGGGCCACCTGCTCGCCAATACCAGCACCAGCAATAAGGCCGGGAACGCCCGCAAGAACGCTACCGACCAGGGGTCCGGCCAGGCGGGCGGCTGTGGGCGACCATTTTTGCACGGTGGTAAGCCGAGGCTTCGGTGCTGGTGCGGGCGGTCCTTGCGGCTCTAGAGCGCGAAGGGTTTCAAGAATGGTTTCTTCCGTGTCATTATCGCCAAACTCGATATACGCGCCCGGCTCATAGGGGTGCTCAACGTACTTCGGCATGTTACTGGCCCTGTTCTTCGGACGCGCCTGGGGGCAGTTGGGACATCCCTTGTTGCAGTTGGAGTCCCTGAACAGTACGCTTGCCCGTCTTTGGATCGATGCTGATTTTCGGCTTGTAGATTTTCACGGCTTCCCCCACCAGGTTTCCTGTCGGCCCTTTTACCGGCGCGGGATTGGCCCCCGGCGTGCCTGGGGGAGCTATGGGGCCGAGGGGCCGGGCTTCATAAAAACCGGTCTTTTCGTTCTGCTGCAAATCAAATCCGTAGGAACGAAGCGTGCGAGCGGCGGCGGCAACAAGATTTTCCAAGTCCTGGAACGTGTATTGTTTTGTCTCTTTGGTTTTGGGATCGGTGACGGTGACTGTTGTTTCCTCCAAAGGCGAATCCTGAAACCGGCCTTTTGACGCAGCCGCAAGCTGTTCCAGCAAATCGTTTACTTCGTCAACTACACCAAGCAGTTGATAGGACTTTTCCCCCAGGGCCGCAATGTTTTTCTGCTTGGTCGCGAGACGGTCCTGCACGTCCACAGCAAGCGGCACGGCAGTCTTTACTTTCGCCTCCCGCTCTTTTATGATCGCCTTTTGTTGCTGTTCGATTCCCCGAAATGCGCCCGCCGGAGTGGGCCCCGCCACCTCACGGCGTTCTATGCCTTGCCCCTTCGCAAGGGGATCAATGATGTAGACCGAACCGTCAGTAGGGTCAATCTGGTACGTCATGCCCTTTTGGAGGGCCTCACGTATGGCGGCGTCCGTTTGCACGCTAACAGGCACACCCGCCTCGATCATTTGTTTTCGTTGTGCTTCCCATGTGGCAATTTTCTTTTGCGCCAGCTCTTCTGGATGCAACTCACGTGCACGCTGTTCACGGCCATACGCGCCGAGGGCTTCCGCGCCATACTTCTCGATCAGGGCCTGTTCTTTTCGCATTTTGAGGGGCTGTAGAGCTTCCTCCATCCGCAACTTTTGGAGTTGCCTTGCTTCAATGGCCGCATCCCGCGCCCGGCTTGCTTCGACTGAGCCTTGATGTATACCCATTTCTATAAACTTCAGGGGAAGCTGCGGGTCATACTGCCCCATCTCAGCGGCGGCGCGGTTGAACGCCTCTTGTGTAGTCAGTGTATTTGCAAGCTCCCCATATTTCGCACGGATGCCCGCCTGAATGGCCGCGTCTTTCCATGGGGCGAAAATATCATTGGCTAAACGCTCGATGTGGCCCTCGTGTTTCGCCAGGGGTTGGGCTTTTCGGAGAATGTCCAACTCTTTGTGAAACGAACCGGTAATGTCACCGTCCGTGAGCATTTTGTAATAGGCGTCCAGGTCCGGTTGCAGTTTTTTCTGTAGTTGTTTGTAGTCCCACTCGTCCGCTTCCCTGTCTGTGGCGAACAGGCCGCCAAGAAAGCCCATGCCGCCTTCTTCTTCAGGCTTTGTTATTCCGGACTGGGCGCGCCTGTAGCCCCTTCCAAGCCCCTCAAAAAACCCACCGAGGTCTACACCCGTAAGGTCAGCCATTTTGGTTTGCTCCACCACCGAAAAGGTATCTTAAACCGGCTCCGGCAATTGAACCAAGAGGTCCGCCTCCTAAATCAAGCTGAAAACCGGGGTTTTGGCTACTTTCGCTTTTGTTGTAGCTAAACGCGCCCACCTGACCCATAAGAGTCAACTGTTTGCTCATGACGTCGAACAGAGTGGCTTTTGCCGCATCGGACCGGGTCAAGCCCACTTCACCTGTACGAACCAATGCATCGAACAAATTGCGCTGCGATTTAATGTCCTCGATCATGCCGCCAAAAATGGTGCTGGCCATATTGACAGCGGCGTTCATGGTGTTGGTCGCAGCGCCCATCTGTGTTTGATACACACCAAGGTTGTATTGGTCCGCTGCGGCTGCCGCTCTCTGGCCAACTTCAGCAAACCCTAATGCGGCCTGTTGCCGCGCCGCGTATGTTTGTGCGAGGAACCCAGCCTCTGTACTGAACAACGAGGCGTTGTAGTTATCGATGCCTTGCTTGGCCTGGCGCATAATGTCCGCCATACTGACCATCGCCTGGTTGTATTTGGCAATGGCGTCGGCGGTAATGCCATACGTTTGCAGATCCCGAGTCCACCCGCTTTCAACGGCGCGCTCAATATAATCGGCCATTGTGAATACCCGGTTGCGCATATCAAGGACTTCTTGCTGTGACATTTGTGCGCGCGCCGTGGTGGCTGACGCAGCAGCAGTCCGTGATTCGCTCAGTAAACGGGCAGCCACATCCCCATCGAACCGTGCAAGCTGTGCTTGGGCAACCGGGTGGGACGGGTTTATGCCGCTCAGCGCAAGGGCATCCATCAGGCGGCTGCGATCCTGCTGCGCGACACGCTCCGTTTCAAACCGCTGAGGCTCATAGAGGCTTTGGTACATGGATTCGCTGAGGGCTCTCATCGGCGCGCTGTTGAACGTGCGTTCCAGGGCGTCCGGACCCATGTACTCCTCCATACCCCGCTGGACAAAAGGGGAAAACTGCTTTATGAAAGATTCTTCATAATGCGGTGCGTTCGGAATGTCCCGCAGATCAGGCGTCTGAAACCCCGTCAGGGCGCTTGGCCCTGGGCGATTCAGCGTCGGAATGGCCTCCGGACCGCCCACACCGCCTCCCGCAAGACCTGCGGAAAGGCTGCCCGGCGGAGGAGCCACACCGCTGTGAAATCCAGAGGTAAACCCCTGCGCCATTTGGAGCGCGTCGGTTGGCGACATGCCCTGAAACGGTCCCTTAAAATATTGTGCGCCCAGGGCGGATACATCCATGAGAGGTGGTAGCCCTGTCGTCGTGTCAAAGGCTCCAGGCCCCATGCGCATAATGGCGTCAAGGTGTCGCTGCCCGGCAACCGGTTGTCCATAGATATACGTTTGTCCCGTTTCCGGGTCCGTGATAAGTTGCGCTGTACCGGGCGCTGCTGCGGTCCATTGCTGGGTTTGGGGGTTCCAGCGGTACCCCGGCAGCTTTTTTTGCATTTCCGGGGAAAGCGTATCAGGTGGTTGCGGCCCAGTACCGGCCTTCTTTTTCCCGGCTCCCCACGTAGCCTCAAACTGCTTGCGCGCCTGATCCTCCAGCTCTAACTGCGCTTCTGCAAAACTACGCGCCCCTTCGGCGACGCCTTTGGACCGCCCGCTTAAGCCCGCCGCACGCACTGCCGCGTCCCACTGGTCCATGGTAAACTCGTTACCAAGGTGCCCCCGGCTAAGAATGCGGGTGATGTCTTGTTTCTTTTGGGGATCGTGGGAATCGTAGTATTGAATAATGTCCTTCGTGGTGAAAAGCGGCTGCCCGTCTTTGTCCGTTTTCCGTGGCGGAGCTATCAGTCCCGCTTCCACAGGATCGATATCGGCATACACGCCCAGAGGTGAAGCTGATACGGATGGTATCCCGTAGGGACCAGTGCCTCCCAAACCGCCCAAAATCCCGGCAATGCCACCCAAAGAGAGCGGCCCAAACCCGGCGCGCATCACCGAATCCACAAAAAAAGGATTGAAGGTGGTGCCTTGCAGGCTCATGCTTGAGCTTTTTTTGCCGCCGCCAAACTGAAAACCCATAGTCTACTGCCCCTTTATTCGCCCTTGCTGTCGGTGGCATTGACCTTAAAGCTGAATACGTGGCCCACTACTTTTGCTGCTGGAAATACGCGCTGGGCAAGGCGCTCAACACTCCGTTGCTGTTTGGGGTTAAAAATGGTGGTGACGATTTCGTTGTAGTGCTCCTGCTGCGCCCAGGTGCGTACAGCCGAAAGCAAAGCGTCCCGCACCGCGTGCTCATGTGTAGGATTGTACAGCATAGCCAGCTGGGGAAGGGGATACACATCCACGCCGTGCACCATCAGGGCATAGCCTTTGGGCAGCCCCCGTTGGAAACACCCAAAGGTTGCGGCATCGCCCGCCGTCAAGCCTTCCAGCATGACACGCACCAGACCATGCGCGGTAAACACCGGATGGTTTTTTACACTGTCATGCACCATCTCCTGGAACACAGGAGACAAAATGCCCGCAGGATTATTTATTTGGAAGGTTTCGTAGTTGTTCACGCACTTCACCCAGCACCTGAATGAGTTCCTTTGTTGTGGCCTCCACCGATCTCAGGGCATCCGCAACCTGCCCGTTGAGCATTTGCTGCGAGTGTTCCATCGCAGCAAAGAACCGGTCAATGATGGGTTTGACCACGACAGACAGCACAAGGGCGCTGAAACCAGCGCCCCCCAACGCCGCAACCTCCGGAGGAACGGTAAAGCCGTCCATCTTACACCGCCCTCATGGGCATTCTGGTGGGCGGCCTTTGTCCACGCGGAGCACCTGGTACAACAGGTCTGCGGGGCTGTCTGCCGCCCCAACCAAAGGCAGGGGGATTTCCCCCATACATGCCGCCACCTGCACCGCCCCAACCAAACGCAGGCGGGTTGTTCGCCATGCCGCCGGAAAGGCCAATAGGAGCAAAAATGTTGCCTCTAAACACAGGGCTGTAAGGGCCGCCTGAAGGGGGGAGGGCATCGATGGTGGGCATGTTCGTGTTAAATCGCCCTCTGGGGTTCGAAGGCATCCCAGACATCGCACCACCTCCAGCGCCAGGATCGCCTTGTGCAACGCCAGGGGGGAGCGCATCAATGGTGGGCATATTCGTATTAAATCGCCCTCGCGGGTTTGATGGCATTCCAGCCGTCGCACCACCTCCAGGGTAGTTCGATGTGACGCCAGGAGGGAGGGCATCAATGGTAGGCATGTTCGTATTAAATCGACCTCGTGGATTTGGCGGCATTTCGCCCGTGGCGTTGCCTCCGGGGTAGTGCTGTATGACGCCAGAGGGAGGTGCATCGATGCCGGGCATGTTCGTGTTATACCGACCTTTGGGGTTCGCTGGCATTCCTTCCATTGCACCAGCGCCAGAGTAGCCTTGGGCGACGCCAGGAGGAAGTGCATCGATAGTGGGCATATTTGTGTTGTACCGCCCCCCTGGAAAAGGAAGCGCATCTATGGTGGGCATATTCGTGTGATATTCGACCCCAGGCCCTGTGGGGAAGCCATTTGTGTAGCCCCCTGGCTGCATTGTCACGACATCGCCGCCACTAAAGCCCGCGCCTCTAAAACCTGAATACTGGTTATTGCCAGAAGGATTCCACTGCGTCACATCGTTATAAGCGCCCGTGTATGGGCCGGGGATTCCATACCCGCCGAATCCACCGCCTCCACCAAAAGGAACACTGGCCTGGACCGCACCATTCAGACCGCCTGCATACCACATGGATGGACTATACCCGTAGGCGCTTTGGGCTGCGAAGGGTCCGCCGATACTCGCGGGAAAATACATTGAAGCTGCCATCAGTTGTCTTCCTCCATATCAGGTTCCATCTCACATTCCACGTCACAGCCGGTGTACAACGGACCGTACTCTTGCAGTTCCTTTTGAAGATCCCGCACCAGAATACGCCGCGTGCGCCACTCCTGCTCCTGCTCCCATACAGCGGCATCTCGGTCCTGCACCTGCCGGATATTGGTACGAAGGCTGGTCGGTGTGTCGCCCTGCACGAAATCGCCGAAACGAGAAAACAGCGAAACGAACACGTCTGTAGTCTTTTTGGTTTTACGCATTATCCACACACTATTCCCTTCGGCGCTATTGTACCATACGCACGGGGGATCAGGCAAGTCCTATGCCGCATCTTTGATCAGGGGAAAAGGTAAAATCCACAAGGCGGGGAACCTGCCGGGCGACGTTGTCCGCGTCGCTCCAGCGAACCCCGAAAATGTCCGTCTGCCCGCACACATCCAACAGCGCCGTTCTCCTGCTGGGTATTTTGGGCGTTTTGGTTGGACCTTCGCGCGTGGGGGGAAATCGCACGCTACTCCTGCAAGGGCCATGTACGGGTGGTGGTGCCGGAAGCGCCCGCATCAGGACTGATTTTCGGCGCCATGTCCATACCGGCAACCTTTTGCGCCCGGACGGCGAATTGTTCCAGGCAATCCATCCACCCTATTGCTTGTGTCCGGGCTTTTTGCTATAACCGCCTGTACTGCTATCATAACTATATGATTCAATGGGGGCATAGTGGTCTTGGTTGTGGGGGGAAGCGCCCTTCAGCAAAGGGCTATCTGGAAGCTACACACCCCGCACAGGCGCAAACGGGCGGATGCTATTGCGCTGCCTGCGCCGACGCCAGGCAGGCATCAAAAAAGGTTTCAAGGGCGCGATGTTCCGCGTCAATACCGGCCAGGACCGTTGGATCCTTCACCAGCGAATGCATCAGCTCATAGTGCCGTTCGTGGTCTGCCTTCAGCGCCGCGCAACCTGCCTGTTTTTGGGCTTTCACTTCCGGCGTGGCAAGCCACGCGCTTGTTGCGGAACATCCGGCCACCAGGCAAGAAAGGACTAACGCACATCGCAATACTGTCGTTCTCATGGGCAAAGTTCCTCCATCATTAACGCCATGGTCCGTGGTGTCCGGTTCTACCGTGCGGTTTGGGATGGGCACCTGAACGGTGGCCGTCGGAATGCCGCTCGTGGTCCGCCTTCCGCACCGCGCGGCCTGCGTAGTTTTGGGCTTTCGCTTCCGACTCGGCAAACCACGGGCACGGTGCTGAACACCCGGCTATCAGGCAAGAAAGGAATAATACACACCGTAATACTACCATTCTCATGGGCAAAGTCTCTTCACCCCGTTCGCCAGGCCGATAGCAACACTCCCGGCGAATAACGAACCAGCTAGACCTGCTGCAATTCTAAATCGGCATTGATGGAGCCGCTGGTGTAGGCTGTTACCCGCGCTTTGATCCAGCGGGCGGGCAAGAGGTTATTCAAATTGACCATGCCGTTAGCGGTGAGCGCCGATCCGGCATTAACGCCGTGGTCCGTTGGTAGCGGTTTTGTTGGGCTGTTTGAAATGGACACCTGGACGGTAGCCGTTGTAATGCCGCTCACATGCACTGAACCTGCCGTAAACCCCCGAGCCTCAACCCACTCGCCATTGCCAGTCCCAGTGGCTGCCGAGAGTAACTGCACGGACATGTTTGTTCGGCCAAATACGTTCTGGTACGTTGGCGTTAGGGCCACTTACATGTTCTCCTCTTCGTCGTCGAGGCTCATACGGGGCTTTCCAGCCTTTTCCTTGGGCAGCGTTTTGGTTTCGGAGCCGCTTTGGGACTCACCATCTTTCGCCGTGCGCCCGGAGGTGCCGGAACCCTGATAGCCGGAATCAATTGTGTAGGGCTCGGGCATGACCTTCTTGTTTCCCCCGCTCTTTTTCTCGTCCATTTTCGGCATATTGCTTCCATCCTTTCGTGAAGATTATAGCACCATATCACTTTTTGTGCGGATGTACAACGGGATCAGACGCCTTTTTTTCCTTCTCGCGCTGGCGCGCTGCTAGGAGGGCGCGTCGTTGCGCCCCTGGGGTTTTTCGGGGCGGTCCGGGAAGGCGTTGCATCACCTCCGCGAAAAAGGGTTCGCAGGTAGGACACCGATGGTCCATGTAGGGAACATCCGGCTGCTCCGGGCAAGAGCACCAACTGTAGGCCGGAAGATTTTGAAACCACCGCACCCGCTCCAGAACAGGCAGGCCATCCTCATCGACAGCGCCCGTATAGCGGGCAACGCACATACCGCCGGTTTTAATGACGCCATCAAGGTCTCTGTGGTGGCGACACACGTGCGTCTCCGCGCAGTGTTCACACGCCACATCACAACAGGAGCACCAGCAGGCGCTTACGTCATGCACCGCATGGTCCCCAGAAAAACAATGGACCGTAGAACCGTCAAATACTAGAAGCATAGCATCTTTCCCTTCTGTATCTTGCGCCGTGCGCCCACCGCTATCCTTCCCGAAGTTGCACTTTCCCGTTGCTCAGGATCCACCGGGACGCCCGTGGTCCCGGTCCCGTGTTGGGTTGGTGGGACGGTGGCGGCGCCGTGCGCTTGGCTTTGCGCCATTGGCGCATCACCATAATATCGTGGTCCAGTTCAAGCTCCTCTCCGTCCTCATCTTTCAATACGCGCTTAAACTCCCACTGTCCGTTCTGGTTCCGCCTGATCCGCAAAGATCTTGCATCCTTATGCAACTCCATCATTTCCTGGGGCGTTAGCGCCTGTTCAAGATCCAGTACAACACTGCGCTCAGGCGCGTGAGACACCACATCAACAACGTTGCCGTCCCGGTCAAGCACGTGGGTCATGGGTGCAATTTCGTCAACTTCAGCCTGGGGATCGCCCCGCGTGAAAATCCACGCGGGTTTTCCGGTATCAAGGTCAATGAGCATGCCATGGCGAGGAAGTTTCATTGTGTGCTACCACCTGTAAACGGAAATGGGGCCGGGGTCTATGGTCGTGGTCGAATTGGCATTCCAGAAGCGTGTGTACAACGTAGTGGTCGATATGCCCGAAACGCCGCCTAAAATCCAAATCTGTTGGGTGTTATAGCCCGCTGTAGCAATCACGGTATCAGCCACACCGTTAGTAAACGATTGTTGTTGGATGGAGTTCGGTAAGATTGCTGGGGGGTCCACGGTATCTGCATTGATGACCTGACGCTTGGGCGAAGTGATGCCCCGGTCGTCCACTTTCGGCGTCGTAACGTTTTTGTCTTCAAGACCCCCCGTTCTGACGGTATAGTCGGCTGCAACATTCTTCCACGCACTGACTTGCTGGAGCGGGCCGGTTTCCATCCCTTTGGCCGTATTGCGATAGGTCGCAATGCCGTAGCTCACGACAGAACCAGCCGCCAGGGACCATTCAAACGTGAGAGCGCGACTGGCGATGTCAAGCTTCATTTGGTGCTCATTGGGTGTGGCGGTGTTTGCCGCCTGGTAGTAGAGAATAAAACCATCTGCCAGTTTGTTGTCCCCGGTAAGCGCCGGTTGTGTATACGCCCAGGTCAGGCGGTGTGTACGGTTGCCCGTAGCAATGGTGGTGTTGGTAATGCCCAAAGACGTCGGGTTATTGGTCGGAACGCCCGGAACCCGTGTTGGATGCCAGCCAATCCCCTGTAATGCGATAATATCCGCGTCCTGTGTTTGAAAAGCCAGCTCCGCCCGCGCCGCCGGATCATTGGCAATTTTTCCGGCATACCGCTCCAGGCCGTTGCCCTCACCACAGTCTATTTTCCCAACAAGCACGTAGGCCGACGCAGACTGCACAACGCTGTTCAGCAGCGTGCGCGTCGCGCCCCAATAGGTCAGCGCGTCAACCAGCCCATTGAGCGAAAGGTTGGGTAGTGGATCTCTGAGGGTGTACAACAGCAGCGCAAGATTATTGAGGGCAGCGCCGGCCCGCAGGGCTGTGACAGCAGTGTTCAGCACCATCGCCAGGGATGCCGTGCCCCGCAGGCCATTTATCCAATATGCTACGTCCCCTGTTTGCAGCCAGCCCCTGGCGTACTCCTGAAAATGCCATACAGCGGAGTTTGCCGATAGTTGATACAGCGTTAAATCGGGATATTCCGTTGTGGGCACGGCAAAGCCGCCTGCCGGGCGCAATGTTGCGCTACTCACAATGAGTTCGTCAACGGTCAGTGTGCCCTCAAATTGCCCGCTTGACGGATCATTACTATAGCCCACCACTATGGCCAGCCCCGCAGTTGCATGCGCCGTAATGTTAGGCAACGTTCCGCCTGAAGCGGTCGCTCCCACATGCACTCCATCTACATACAGGTGCAATTCGTTATCCGATTCGATTTGGACACAGACGTGCCGCCATACACCATCCCGCACGTCAGTGGAGGATGCTGGAGTTGACCAACGAGTCCCGGCGGCGTCGCGCGCGCGTCCCTGTAGCCTGCCTGCACTTGTCAGACTCAGTACGGCGGTGTCTGCAAGGGATCCAAAGTCATCGAGACCAACAATTGCGCGCCCGGCTGTCGCGCCTGGGGCAATGTTGATCCACAAATCCACCGCCTTGAGGTGCTGGTACCGCGTGGAAGTTGCAGCCGTGGCCAGGTATGCTGTTTGTCCTGCTGTTGCAGTAATCTGCGCACCGCGACCAAACTTGCCGTTTGCCGTCGTAATTACCGATCCACCAGACGCCTCAACGGACCCCATACGGTCCGCGTCGTCCACTGTTTGCGAAGTCTGTACGCTTTCAAAGGTGTGGGCATAGACGGCGCTCTTTGTACCAAGGTCATACAGCAGGACATTCAAGGTTTTGTAGATTACCCCCGCCGTATACGTGAATCTGGAGTCCGCTGCTGGCCAGCTTAATGGCGCACCATCTTTGGTCATGCCAAAACCAAGTGTGTTGGTGGCATGTTCGCCTGTGGAGACAATGGTAAAATTGTGCTGCTCTTTCCCCCACACAGTCCCCACATAGTTTGGGGTTCCCAAAGACACATTGTCCCAGTCGGGAGCACTGGTGGATCCGACAATGGCGCCAATTTCCGTGGCGTTGTCCGTGCGCCGATGCGCCGCCACTCCAAACGTAAGCCCCACGTTTGAGGGCAGACCCCGCAGGGTGAATGCATACGTTAGCGGTCCATCAGTTGCACGCGCAGACATTCCGAAATGGGGATCGGAGAGGGCGGGCGTTCCAGAACCCGTTTTCCACCACACGAAAAACCCGTCTGCCTTTTTCGCCCCTTGCGTGTATGACCATGTCAAGGTGAAATCGGCAGAACCGTCATCGCGGCCCACAACGGAAAAGCCCGAAGGGCTGATAGACGCTGTGGGTGCTCCCGTAGACCGGTAGTTTACCGTGCCGTCGAAACTGGTTTTTCCGTCCGCCGCATTTGCCACGACGGTGGCGGCGGGCGTACCGCCAATGCGTGCGGTGTAATCACCCGTCGCAGAAATGTCCGCCCAATCTGGCGTACTTGTGGGAGCCACGACGTTGCCCGCCACATACGACCCGGCAATGGAGCTTTTCCTTGCTGCGGCAATGGCAAATCGATAGTTGCTGTTCGGGTTCCACCCCTGAAAGGTAAAGGCCGTGGCCGTGGCCAGCACTGCTACCGCTTTGTCGGCTGTCGTTGGGGCGCTCAACGGTGCGGAACCCTCTTTCCATAGCAGGATAAACACATCCGCCGGAAGCGCCCCCTGCGTGTAGTCCCATGTGAGCGTAACGTTGAATGACCCGTCTGCGTTGATCGTGACGCTCAGTCCTGTGGGGACTGGCTGGTTTGTGGGCGCTAACCCCGTACTGTCCACCGCACCGTGTGCAAACAGCACGTCAAGATCGGTCACAAGGTGGATGAATTGCTGAGCCAGCCCCTGCAACGCAACGTCAGTTGCCCACGATCCGGTCGGGCTCAGTGGAATTGCCGTGCTGGTGACGCGAGGCATATCAGGTCCACAGCCTCCAACCGTGTGCGCGTGTGGTTACACTAATGCGGTGGATTTCGCTTTCCCCAGCATTACCCGTCCATGAGAGGCGGACGGACCAGGTAGAACCTGTCGCACTCCAGTCGTTAATGAGCATGCGCGCCGTTTGGATGGCGTTGCTGCCCAGAGTTGAGCCAAGGGCAAAGGGCGTGACATTGTCAACGGCGCTGCCATCGTAGCGAATCCCCACCGTAAGGGGCACTTTCCCATAGTATTCCACTTCAATTTCGTGGACGCGCCCTTTGCGGGACGCGCCCTGGGCAATGGGAAGAAAGGGCGTCTGGATGGTGTGCGTAATGGCCGCGCCCAGGTCGGTCGTTCCGTCATCAAACTGGACCAAAAAACCCTTATCCGCACCGTTGCGAACGCCGCCCACCAGGGATCCCGTGTCGCCTACGCCGGTGAAGGCCGTTGCCGCCGAGATTTCGGCCCCGGTATATCTCGCCCACAAGGCTCCACTGCCATCAGGCAACCGGGTCAGTATGTAGGTATTGTCACCGTGACCAAACCAAAACTGCTGGCGTCGCGGATAGTACACGCCCCGGTGGGCGAATACGCCCTGCGATGCAAAATCTAATGTGGGATTGCCCAGAAGCGGCGTGAAAAACTGGCGTAACGGGCCGGTAAGATCCTGTGTGAGGAGCTGGTCCGGCGTCCATAGGCGAATGCCTTCCACGGAAACGAGGATGATGCCCCACGGTGTGGATACGACGCTCAAAGGAAACTGCGACCCTACCTCAGCCACCCGCGCCTTCAGCCCCGGCGTGATCGGCGTGCCCGTGCACGTCCACACACTCCCATCACGGATGACAACAAGGCGATCCTGCAAAGAGACCACACCCCGAATGTTCCCGCCTTCGGGGTCATCAAACAAAAAGACGTTTGTGCCTTGTACCGAGCTTTCGTTGGACGGATCACTCAGGTACACAAACCTGTTTATATCCGCCTGCACCGTACTGACCAGGCGCGAAGCGTACACCGCCACATACGGCCCGTTGGTCTGTATGGGTGTTTGCGTAACTGCCGTTACAACACCGTTATATGCGTAGAGGCCGTTGGCCCCATTTGCCATAAACGTGCGGTCTCGATCCGCCCAATTCACGAAAAACCAGTCAGCCCCCACCTGCGCATTAAACGCGCCAGTGGGCTGACTAAACGCCCCACCCCCGACCGAATGATAGAGCACCCGCCGCGACGCCGTGGCGTTTCTCACCCATACCAGCGTGGCGTTCGATCCGGTCCGAGGGTAATGCCGCCATACGTCACTTATTGTGAGGTCGGCCCCCCCTCCAATGATGGTGTTAAAATTGGCAATGCTGGTGCGCCCGCGCCGCGCCCGTATGCGCACGGGCCCCTGGGCATTCTCCTGAACATACTCAATGTTGTCAGCCACAAGCAGGGCTGTGGGGGGCAGGCCCAACGGCGCGCCTATCGGCGCTTGCCAGCCGTCCCGCCAGTCCGTCAAGTGCCAACGGAAGTCTGCCATACTGCCTGCTGGTTTACTGGTTGGGCGCTAATTGCGCTGCTTTTGCCAACATTGCGGCTACTTTCCGGGGGCTCATAAGCCGCTGTTCCGCGCGGGCCTGCATACGCGCTGCGCCGCTCTCATACAGCGCCTGCACCTGGGCCTGATCTTGAATAATACCCTCCGCCTGGTCCGCCGGAAGATACCGCGCCGCCCAATACAAGCACCCATTCACCAGCGTGTTGAGATCTTCAAAGCGCACTTCTGTTATTTCTGTAGCGCCGCTAATGCTCGTGGGAGGCGCAAGGTAAAACACCCGCGCACTGGCCGCAGCATTCGCCGCATCGACAGGGGGCCACATTTCCAACTGCGTTTCATTCGGGTAAATGCGCCACATACGAGGCCGCCCATATGTCGTGTTGCCCAACTGGGCCGCGTCGAAGGTCTGTTTGTCCACTTGCACCAACACACCATCGGGGTACCCCCAAGCGGGCACAAGCAGGGCTTGCACGCGATATGGGTAGTGTGGAGCGGCCAACCCGGTAATGGTGCGTGTGTTGTACTGATACACACCCGCAGCACCCAACGTAAACGTTGCCTCCTTGGATAAGGCGGATATCGCGCCGCGCGACGCCAGATCAGCCAGCACAAAATCGAACATCTCCCCCACAATGGTGTTCAGTGTAGAGGAAATACTGGTCAACCGCCGACCCACCTGCTGAATAATGTCGTCTTTCGTCACGCGATAACCTCCTCACCGCTCAGGGCAGGCAGATCGTTCTGCGCGGATGGCCCCACGATACGGCTGATGCGCTCGCGCTTCTGGCGGTGCTGCATGGCGGTCATACGGCTTCCCGTGTTGCTGCGGGCGCTCGTGGTTCCCCCAGCCCACTCACTGGTGGGGGCGCAGACGAGTGAGCCGCAGTAAGCAACTCCGTGTGTATGCGTTGCACCCGCTGAATATACACACGGGTTTCAGCCGGGATTTGTGCGGTCCAGTCCGCCTGTGTCATATTTTCCTTTTTCAAAAGCTTAAGGACGTTCCCAACGCCCCAATTATACGCGGCCAGGGCATACTCAATCGCTCCGGTGCGCTCCAATAACCACGTCATGTAATGCGCCTGTAGCATAATTGCGTGCTCTGGATTACGCACGTCCGCGTTGGGCAGCGCCAGCCGGTTAGCCCATTCCGCCCATGTAGCGTCCGTAAACTGGGCCAGGCCCTTTGCGCCCGTCCACGATGTTGCTTGCGGGTCAAGCCCGCTTTCCACATACGCCTGCGCTTTAAGCCATTGCCAGTCGAGCGGAAACTTTCCGTTCTGAGCGTAGTACTGGAAAAGGGAATCGTATCGGGACGATATCATCGGAGATTAAGCCTGTCTCGTGGGGCGTGCGCATCGCGCCGAGGCATCACGAAAATGCGTTTTGGCAACGCATCTATTTTGGCGCGTCGCACCAGCCGAAAAAGTTCCTTGTCCGCCTTCGTTGTGGGGTTGAGAAGCGGCTCTTCTGTGACCATCCACCGCATGGCGTTTGTCTCTTGCCCCGGCACATCTTCCAGCAGTAGCCCCGCAGCCGCCCAGATGATGTATTGCGCCGCATTTTCCGTAAACCAGTTGGTATCGGCATTCCCGGCCAGATCCGGCAAATACGCCCAATACAAAATCTTCACGCGGTAGTTCCCATCCGCCCAGTCACTGGCCCCATCGGGCGTGGGATACACTTTAAAGCTGGTCGGCAACTCCAAAATGACCTTTGGCTGTCCAACAATGCGGGTGTCCTCTTTGTACCGCCGTAACACATCCTGCTCAGTCCACCACGCATCAAACAGCTCTGTATGCTCGTTGCCGGTAAAATGCACCAGATACGGATTTCCCCGCACGCTCTTGAACCGCGCAGGTTTGTTGCCCAATGCGGTGTTCCCCTGCGTTGTCGTCAACTGTATACTCGCCTCCATACAGGGAAAATTGTACACCTGCTGGGCAATGTACACAGCGCGATTCACGCAGGAACCGGCGTTCCTGGTCAAAAATGCATCATCCACCAGGTACGGACCCGCCTTCGACAGCACCGCCTCTACAAGGGCCCCGTAGGTCATGCACTAGTCCTCGTCAACAAGGCCATCTAAGGCACCGGCATCCTCCCCATCGACGGCATCCGCAATGTCTTCAACATCCAGCGTAAACTTCCGCGTGGCCCTGGCTTTTCCCGTGTACCGTTTGGTCTTTGCTGCGGCTTTCGGCTCATCTGGCAGTTCTAATGCCGATCCAGCCTGCATGAACCCGCCAGAATCGCCCGCATGAAACGGCCCTACCTGACCCGAAAGACTAACGCTCGATTCGGCGGTGGGCTTCGGAGGCGACACAAGATGGGCATGCAACTGTTCCTGCCCCCGTTCAAACTCCGCGAGCTTGGCTTTCACCTCGGCCTCAATGCGGGCATTTACTTCAGCATCAATTTTTGCACGCGCCTCAAGCAGCAATTTACTGCGAAGGGCCTGTTTGCGGCTTTCACTCACATTGAATCCGGCCTCCGCCGCCAACTCCGGGCTTACCGGCTCACCATAAATGTTAAAGTATTCCCCCGGAGAATCCTTATACTCCGCAATATACCACCCTTGCGCGTGTTTCCGCATCCGCAGCCCCCGATTCAAATCGAGGGCGTGCTCCCTACGCAGCGGTTTTTGCGCCTGAACCGATGTCGGTATTGTCGGCATGATTACCACCCCACAGCCTGGATAACAAGAGTTTGCGCGGCTGGATCCACACCATTCGCCACTTCAGTCCGCACACCACCAGCCGCGTCATTTGCAGCCACAAACGCATGCAAGGAATTATCGCTGCGTTTCCATGACCACCAATAGTTGCTTGCCCCGCTATCCAGTACCACAAGGCTTTCGATTTGCCTGTAAAAACCAAGTTTTGAGAGGCTCAAGGGTACGCCTTCAGCCTGCGTATACGTTTCATTGCCTGCCCCAAAGGTCAACGTGGCAATAACCACAGCTCGTTCACCCGTCGCACCCTCAAGGCGGCGTGAGTGCACGTTGTATGTGACGTTGGCGGCTGTAAAAGCCATAAGCAATACTCCTTACCAACAAAAAATGGGGTGGTAACGATACGCCACCACCCCACAACAATAACACATTTACACCAAGGATGCGAGTAACTTACGCATTATCGGCAACCAGCACGACATTGGCGTTTCCGGCAGCATCTTTTGCCGCCGTATTGAGGCCCCAACATTGCAACTCCAAAATGACCTGACCCGTAAGTGCGGAGCCTGCCGCCGTTGTGACCGCCACCTGAATACGATCCCCCGCGTTCAATATATCGCTCTTGTTGGGCATAAGCGCAGGGTTCAGGTAGATCACGTCGTTGGCTTGGTGCGTTGTTTTTCCCTGAATGGTGCCGTATCGTGCGGTATCAACCGCTAGGCCATTGAGCTTCCGATGGCATTGCAATCGCAGGCTTGCCGTGGATGTGGCGTCCGGGGTATACCCCCACCGCACAATCCGCGTAGGCCCCGTGCAAACATGATCGATAAGCACCCCCGTAGCATTGAGGTTTGATGCCGGAGTGCTAAACCGAGTGCGTAAAAAGTTATACATACGTTTCTCCCCCTCGCCGTTTCTTACAGACTGGTGACATGAATAACCCGGGCTAATGCCGCCGTGTCCCACACTAGACCGGCGTCCACTTCGCCGACCCACCCCACCTCTCGGTGGCGACCAAGATCCGTGGGAATACCAGCCCGCAATTCGGGCGTGAGCACTTCGGCAAGAGCCACGGCATCCGCACCGAAGAAAACACACTCGCCACAAATGCCGTTCGTGCCAATGGTGTTGTCCAGTGCGTCGAAATGGTTGGTTTCATACAAAAGAAAACCCTCCACATCGGACATGGAACCAGTCACAAATGGCTTTGCGGTCGTTGGCGCTTGCCAGGATTTGTATTCGGGGTCATTTTTAATGCCCCGAGCAGGGTTCGTCGTGAGGATGCCCACATACTTGCCCCCACGAAACTTCGGCACTTTGAGCGTGCCGTGCATATAATCATGGATTTCCCGCAGGTGGGCAATGGTCAGATTTGCAGCCGCTACACTGTCAGGCGTACCATCAGTCACAAACTCCCCGGTGGTCGGCGTCAGCGGCGTATACTTTACGGGCGTCAATTTCATGGCTTCAGCAACCATGATGTCCATGGTCAAAGACAACTGATCCCGAAGGACTTGCTGAAAAACGTTCGTAATATCGAAGTGTGTCAAATTGATTTCAAACTCGGTCATGGGAATCTTAAAGCCCCATTCCGCAGTTGGCACACTCACAGTTTGGATAATTGGACGACCGGCAGGCAACTGGTCCAGCTCGCTTACGCGGTTGGCCGGAGGGAGTTTCAGCACGCGCGTGATGGACACACTCTCACCTTTGCGGCGGCCATACCCCTCCTCGGCGCGGGCAAATGGCAGAAAAATGGTATCGGCAATAGCCTCACGCCGAATGTTGCTGGACAGTGCGTGATTTCGATAAGCCCCAGTCGCAGCATCATAAATCCACGTCATACAGCCACAAACTCCTTCTCTGTAAACTCATGACGCCAACACGGTCATGCGCGGGAGGCAAGAATATGCACTGTCTACCCCTCCAGGTAGGGTCAGGCTATATATCCACACCACATAATATCACTCACTGTGTGTGAGTGTCAAGCATGCGTCAAGCCACAGCGCAAAAAATTACAGGGCCTTAGCGACGCCCGCTTTTTTTCTTGGTCGAAGCGTTGTGCTTGAAAAACTCCACCTGCTGGAGCCGCTTCGTGGCCTGCTCTTTTGTGGGGTAGGGGCCGCCAAGGCGTCTTCCCGTTGTTTCCGAGCGCACTTCCCATCCATTTTTGGTTTTGCGTATCATTTTGTGGCTCCTCCCACAGCTAAAGTCGTAGGCTTCTACCGCTTGCGCGGATGCTCTGGGGCTACAGAGCAAGAATGTGCATTTTAGAAAAACCCGCTATTACGTTGTCGTTGTTTAATCTCAGCCGCCAGCGACGTTGGCGCTCCCCCGGCATCCCGGACAGGGGCCCGTACCGTCCGCGCCACGCGCCCAGACGCCACACTATCCCGTCCCAGCGCCGGAGCCCGCACAGGCCGCGCAGCGGGACGCGGTTGTTGCGGTGCGCCATTGGCGCGTTGGCCTAAGCGACCAACCACCATCCGCGCATCATCAGCCACCCGATTCAGCACCGTCCGCCAATTGGGACCCAAGCGCCCCCCATAATTCCCCCGAAAAATAGCGCCCAAAAGCTCCTCGTAAGGGGCAACATCAGGGTGCATTTCCTGGAACCACATCCACGCCCGTTGTGCAAATTGCTGTTGCTGCGCGTGCAAGGCTCCGCTTTGCGCTGCTCGAACCTGCATCTCCTGAATGGTGTTCTCACGTACTCGCCGTTCCCATTCAGCCAGGCGGCGTTCAAGCACCTCACCAAACCGCTCATCCGCCGGATCAATATCCGCCAGGCTGACGCTGGCCACCGGCTCTTGCGACCCACCACCGTCCGGCCTTCGCGTCCACAACGCTTCAAGAGCGCGCGCCTGTTCCTCCAACTCTCGCTCCAACGCATGGATGCGATTTTGCTGCCGCGAAATGTGCTGGTCCTTTTGGCGCAGCCGTTCAAGCTCCCGCTCTTCTTCCTGGGGATCCGCAACCGGATCTTCCGGCTCTGTCGGAGCAAGGATATACTCATCCGGGATTTGCTCTTGCGGCGGCTCCTCGGCCAGTTGTTCAAACTGCTGCTGTTGTTGTGTATCCTCATCCATAGTAGCGCACCATCCTTTTCATTATTCGGTTTTTTGCTGTACTCGTTTCACATCCGCACGCGCCCGGTAAAGCAGTTTTAAAAACGCGCCATACTCCGCAGCATTGAGCGCCACGGCTGTTGCGTCGGCGCGATCCTGCATAAGGGCGGCGTGTCGTGTCAGAAACTGCCGTGTAATATCACTCTGCAACACTTCCAAATATTGCAGGAGAAGAGCGCCCGACCGGCCTTTCAGCGTCTGCTGTATTGCCTGTTCCAGCGGATCCATCGTCCACCATCCCTAGGCTACGGGTTGCACCGCTTGCGGCGGTGTTTGCTGTTGCTCTCCCGGAGGCATTTTCCCCTGGGCGAGCGCGGCCTGTTCCTGTGCGTTGTCCGATCCCATAAACACGTCTGGCGGAAGACTGTCGGCATCACGCGCAATGTTCTCTATCCGCACGCCAAATCCGCGCATCACCTCATCGAACAGCTTGAGGGGGTCCACGCGCATAATCATCGCGCGTGTCAATTCACGCGAACCGGTCACAACGGACAGCGCCGTCAGTAGCTGCTGCAACTCCACCTGCTTTTGCAGCACGCCCGAAAGGCCACGAACAGTGAATCTGTAGGGGCCTGCCAAAAGCCGAAGCCGCATTTCATAGGGAAGGTTCAAAATCTCCTCATATTCCGGCATCAACTGCTCGTATAAATCTCGTGGCAGCTCTTCTGGACTCATATGTTGCAGAGCCACCCACCATATGCGGGACAGGATAGGCTCCAGATAGCCCTGCTCAATCGATTCGGCAATGGCCGTGATAAAAGCGCCCGCACTGCCAGCCGCCGTGGTAATTTCCGTGGCGGTGCGTTCTCCCCGCCGGGGCAAATTGCCCAGCATCAAGTCATTGAGCACTCCGCCTTCCTGAATCCCGTTCTTCAGCAACCCTAAAATCTGCACGGCCCCACTATCAAGACTGCCCAGATCAATTTCCTCAATAAACTCACCTTTTGTACGGCCCGTTTCGAGCTTATAATACTTGTTCCCGTGCAATCCCTCCTTCAAATCGTCAGGATCCTGCAATACCGAAGGATCCCCCGCGAACGCCTTCATGCCCGACAACTGCGTACTGTCCATGACCTGATTAACATAATCGGTATACGCCACAACCAGGCGCTCCCACGCCTCAACATAGGAGCGGCCATACGGCGCGCCTCGAACGCGCAATACCGGAGTACACACCAGCCAGTCTTGCCCGTGCAAGAAGGGGTTTGGTTCCGGACCGCGCACGATCGTTTCCTCATTCGCCAGGACAATGTACACATCCCGCAAATCCTCCCCCTTGTACTGCGCCACCCGCCCATCACTCGTCAGCACCGTACAGATATACTCATCGAGGACAATCGGTTTGCGGTATGTCGTCTGCTCCGTCCCAGTTTGCGTATTGCTGGATTCCTGGCGGTCTCGTGCACGCTCCGTATCCACAAACGCTTCTAGTTTATCAATGGCCTCGCGGTCCCATAACGGGTTGCCCTCGATGTCCACCTCCTTTTCCGCCCGATCCTGCAATTCATGCAGGTCCACCTCTATGCGCCGCCTCCGGTACAATCCCCTTCCCGTGTGGTCTATCCACACCGTGCGGGGATCCACGGCCTCCACGCTAATAATTCCCTCCGGGCGCACCTCCTTTTTCATCCGCGCACTGGGCAAAGCAACTATTTCCCCCGTGTCCGGGTCTTCCACCTCGTCAATGGCGTCCTCCACGACAACAACGGGGCGCTCAAGCACCTTCCATGTGACCGTAGACGCCATCATCATGAGGGCGCCGTCTTTGAGCGATTCTTCAAACGGAACCAGAAACGACAGAGTGCCGGATGAGATCGTTTCGCCCGCCCGAGACAGCCAGTAGTCCACTACGGTGCGCACCAGGTCCAAAAAGCGGGAAAACTTCTTGCTTGGATCTTCTACCGTATACCACCGACCCGCCTGGACCAGGGACTTTTTAATGGACCCCACAAATCGCTCTACCATGGTGGGGCCTTCCGGCATGACTAACTGGTATTGCCACGGCGCTTTTTTTGAGAAATCGTGTCGCTGCCAATACACATTCCAATTGCGCCGCCACTGGTCATCTCTGTCCCGCCGGTTAGTTTCCGCCTCATGGTTGTAGGCCAGAAGGCATCGCACAATCGCCTGCTCATCTACCTCCCGAACCGGCTCATCAACGTCGTGCTCCACCATACGTGCTAGCCCTCTTCAGACAGCTTGTCCGATGCTTGCTGCAAAACTTGCAGATCGTCTATAAACAACTGCAACACCAGCAGAAGCGCCTTGGGCTGCGTTAAGCCCTCTATCACCGCATCATCCAGGCGCATAGCGGATGCGTACAACCACTCCAGCAGAAACTTTTGCGCCTTTGTGAGCGTCACATCTTTATCTGCTCGTTTTTTCACGACATGTTTCGTTGTGCTCACAACTGTAACAACCTCGCGTCCTTGGGGATTCGCATCCCCGGATATGTTTGCGGGCCACCACCCGGACCGCCAGACACATAAACACCTGACACCACTCCGGCGCTGGGAATTACCAGATTTTTTCCACTATACCCCATTTTACTGACGCGGTCCAGCGGATACAATCGGGCAACAAGATACGCCAGTGCATCTGCTGGATGGCTATGCATGTCTTTCACAATGCCCCCCACGGTATTGCCAATGACGCGCCTATGCCACCCACCCCGCAAAGCGTGCCAAATGGCGCGCGCCTGATGCTTATCCACTTTCAACAAGTCATGCCTGCGCAACACCGCCCGAAGGGATTCGATGCGGGTATACTCATCCCGTGGCCCCGCCTGATAGGAACCGCCTAACTGTTGCACCACGGACAAAGCCGCTGATCGCTTGCGGCTGGATTGATCGGGGATGCTTCCCGTGGGATCACCCACCCAAATGAGCCGGTGCCTTCGCGCATCAAACTGGTCGATCAGCACCGACCGCAGCGTTTCATCCACAAACTCTTCAATGCCCAGGCCTTCACCCACACCGCACCACAACACATGGAGCTTGCCCAGCGGCGTTTTCTGGCAAATGACCGCCGCCGGATTATGCCAAAAGTCCAGCCCAATATGGTACGGAACCCCCGGCATGGGCCGCAAATGGTCCACCAAATGCACCGCATCATTCCATTCCGGCGTCACTGCCTTGCCAATTTGCGTGAACCCAAACTGCCCCTGCACCAACCGCCGCAGCAAATCGGGGCGATGCCGATATCGGCGCTCCAACGCCTCATAATAGCCAACGGGCAGATTTTTCTCGTTCTCCCGGCCATCAGTTTTGTAATAGCCCCAACCCGGTTCGCCCGGATCAACAAACCGCGTATACAAATAATGTGATTCGTCCGGCGGGTTCGCCGCCAGCTTTACCTGGTGCCATTTCATACCGGGCGCACTAATACGGCCCATGGCAAAGTCAAACACCTCTTCGGAAATACCGCCCTGATCAATTCCGGGTGCCGCCTCGTCAATAAGGATAAGCCCCGCCTCCAAAGATTGCAGTTTGCCCACATCTTTGCTGTCGTCCATGCCAAGGAACGTTATGGTGCCTTCAAGCCCCTCCATGCCCCAAACAAACTCCCGGGCCTCAGCCCGCCACGTCCCGCAAATGCCCGGTGGAAATATACGGAAAAACGTTTTTAGCGTTGTCCGTTGCAGGTTCGTCCACGTATCGCGAATAACAATAATGGGAGCGCCGGGATTCATCCTCGTATACACATAGGCGCTCCAACACAAACCCACAGTTTTGCCCGCCCGCATCGCCCCACAAAAGAGCACGGCCTCACGCCGGTCCAACACAAACGCCTTTTGCGTCGGCGTCGGCTCAAAAACAATACGATGGACCCGAGGACTATCCATGCAAAGATCGCGGGCTGGGGACCGCCGGCTTTAGCTGACGGAGGAAAGCCCGCTGCCTCCCGTTGCATCTATGTGTTGGCAAAATCGCACCGCCAATGCCGTTTGCGCCTGTGGGTGGAACCACAACGAAAAGAACGGGGTGCGCCTGCATCATGCCCCTTACCATTCGTGCGAAGCTGCGGCTCCCACCCTGGTCAGCGACTTGCATATTCAAGCCCGCGCCAAAGCGGAACGGAGAACCGCCAATAAGCGCCGTCTGCATAGCTGGTCCTTCGCACAACTGGCTGCCTTTACAGCACTTCAAACCCAACGTACCGCTCATCCGCCATCGGGCTGGCGTGGGTTAAGGGCAATGAGCACAACGCAACAATCGTAGCGTCAGGCCCCCGAACCTCCAAAGCCCGGGCCACATGCGGCAACAAACTATCCTCAACCGAACGATACACTGGACTGTCTGCCTGTATAAACGTAGACCACAGCACGGGATACGAAAAGGACACGCCTCGCGTGAAGGGCACCGAATTGCCCGGAGGTTCCAATTTCAGTGCTGCCGCGCGCCACAGAGACCCCAGGACGGTGTTTGTATACAACCCCCGCGCCTTCTGGTATTGCCAATATTGCCCGTCCAAAGCCACCTGCTGTTCAGTGTAGCCTTTTTGGGCATCCTTGAAATCCGCAGTCGTGTACATAGCCTTTTCCTTCCCACAATTTGAAAGCGCCCCAACCAAGGCGGACGCCAATGCTACGCATCTTCGGCGTCATCCGGCGGCACTTCAACAAGCACCTCAAGCGAACCTTGGGCAAGCGCCTGCTCCGTCTGCTCCAGCGCAGCGGCCAGCGGGCTAATAATTTGCACCGCCACCGGAGGTTTTTCCCCTCGCTCAGGATAGTGACCTTTAATTTCCGCCACTGCCTTCACCGCACCCAACTGCGTTGTGTTATCTGTAAACACATCCCACCCCTTCGTTTCCGGATTCCACCGCACTGTGGAGGCGTCCATCAAAGCCTTAAACTTTGCGGCAATAAACTGGTCGGTTAATCCGGCGGCCTGAAGAATGTCCAAAAACTTTTGTCGCAAGGCCCCTCGCGACAACTTGTTCCGCAGACTGGTGGGCGACATATTCGCCGTTGCCGCCGCCTGCGCCACGGAAGCACCCTGGGCAAGAGCACCCAAAGCACGACGGTCTTGCAGCGTCACGCCCCGTTTCACAATGGGCGGTTTTTGTGGCGGCAACTTTGGCAGCAGGCTTTTCGAGCCTTTTGGCCGTCCGATTTTGCGGGCTGTTTCAGGCTGTTTTGGCGGCATGGTTATTGTTGTGTCCTCCGTGGCTATTCCCACAACTACAATCGCAGGCTTTTACCGCTTATACGGACGCTCTGTAGCCCCAGAGCGAGAATGCAAAGCCGCCCAATCCAAAGCCGCTTTGCCCACAGGCTCCCGCTCCACCCAGGTAGAATCGCCGCAAAGATCCTGACGAATCCAATTGTTGACGGCAAACCGCAATACCACATTTGCCGTTGTCGCCAGAGCCTTCGCCATATGCTGGACCCAAGCCTGCTCTTCATCAGACAAAGTTACTGTTACACGCCGCATTGCCCCAAGCATAGCACACAGACCCCTGCTTGACAAGCACAGTATGCCCATCTACAATAGGGCCGTTATTTGTCCTCCTTCCCCAAAGCCTGCGGGGGCGCCTCCTCTCCCGCAGGCTCCCGTCCACTGCCCACACTACCCCCGCCACCCACACCAACCACACCAACCACACCATCCACACCAACCACACCAACCACACCAACCACACCACCCACAACACCCACACCATCCACACCACTCACGCCACCCACGCCACCGTGCAAGGCAGTAAACTTTGCAAAGACCGCTGTGGCTTCCCCACGCTGAATGAGGCTTTCTATATAATGCCAATATGGCCGCCGGACGTTTGGGACGTTTCTTGGGCATCCTGCGGTTTCGGTGCGAATGCCTCTTCCGGCAACGCCCTAATCAGAGAGTCTCTGGAATGCGCCAAAAACTTTTCTAGCGGAATGGGCGGAGCCGCATGGTGCCCCCACGCATCAATGGTGGGATTCCACACATACCCGCACGCTTCCAGTATGTCCTGCTTTGACTCATACCGCCGTAATTTTGTTCTATTCATTTTGCACTCCTGGTCCGAGGGTGTAAAAATCCCCCTGTTTGATTAACACACCGGCCTTTACGGCCTCGCCCAAACGATTGCGCGTCGTGGTGACATTCACCCACCCCGCCGCCTGGGCAATCTGGTCCCGTGTCAACGGCGCATTGTGGGCGTCACGAAACGCCTGCAAGATTTTCCCAAAAGCCTTCCGCACGGTTTTGGCTTTGTATAGCTCTATCACCTCCTTTGGCAATTCTTCGTACCAGCGCCATCCACCCGGACCGACAGAAAAGTACAGGGGTTGCGCCCGCACGCCCAAGTTCGTTTTGATAAGCTCCAAAGAGCTGTACACCGTTTGTTCCACCGCTATTTGCGATTTAATGGCAATGACGGACCGAGCCCTTGCCGTAAAGCCGACAGACCCGGCGCCTCTATACTGGTCCGGCGTTTCCACGCCCTTCGTCCAATGTCGCACCAGGACAATAGCAGCGTGCGTGTCCTTCGCCACTTTCGCCAAACCGCTCAGAAGGGGACGCACTTCCTCCTGCCTGTAGGTGTCCATCCGATCCGGCCAAAAATCCATGACCGGATCAATCACCACAAGTGTAGCGTCTACCTGCTGGATAAGGCTTTTCAGCGTGTGTGTTTTGTCTATACACCATTGCCACCCCTCATCGGGAAGGAGCACCGTGCGGTCCAAATCTGCGTGGACCAGCTCCAACCGGGCGCGAAGCCGCCTGGGAGGGTCTTCCGTCCCCAAATAAATCGTATTTTGTGGAGCCAAAGCGCGCTGCCCTGGCAGGGCCTGGCCGCTAGATAAAGCGCCCGCCACCGCCAGCATCAAAAATGATTTTCCACTCCCCGGATTGCCCTCCACAATCGTCACCTCTTCCCTGGGTATGTACGGTGTCCACAACCACGGCTCCGGTTCGGGTAAAACATCGGCAGCTTTCACCAACGGCCCACTATCCTCAATCGTTCGGGAGGGACGCGACGGCAATGCAATAGACGCCCCGCCAACCCTGGAAAAATCTATTCGAGGCATCGCACCGCTACGGTCGTAAACGTTTTGCGCGCCTGCTTGGCGTCCTGCACCAGGCCCTGCACCCGCTGCTGCTCACCACATTGCAGCCCACACTGCGACAGGGCCGCAAAGACCGCATCTTCCGCATTCAACATCGCCACTGCCGCCATCACCGCATCCGTGCAATTCTGCGCGCGTCCCCTTTCCCCCCGCAAAGCGACCCAAAACCCGCACATCGCATACACCATCAAACCGACCAAAATCGGCAAAAGCCACCGTGCATATCTACGCATAACACCTCCATAGAGCCGTTCAATATACCAAAACCCAATGAAAAGGCAAGCACCCGCCCAAAAACCCGACCAACCCGCCCGTTTGGGCGGTCGCCCACGAACCGCCCGGTCACACACCCCTTAAGAAACTTGGGCGGGTGTGCGCCCGCCCGGCTGCCCAACCCTTAAGATATTTGGGCGGTCGGTCGCCCGCCCAGCCCGCGTGGGCGAGCGGAGTCACTACCGTGACTCCTCCGCACGCTCTGCGGTCGCCCTCCCCCTCCGGTTACGCCTACGGGGGCGTGCGCCCGCTCCGCGCGCATCGCACCACAGGCAATAAAACACCGTTCTACCCACCAAAACCCCAGCCTCCCATCCATCTTCCCCCCTTGCACCGCCCCTTCCTTTCCGCTACAATGTGATATACACTGGGGATAGTGTATGTACGATGCGCCATGCAACCGCCCTTCCAGTCCCGGCCCCCTTCCACCACCGGCACGGCCCCGGTGCGCATACCGGAGCGGGATAGCGCCAACAGCATCGCGGTCGTTGTTGCGTTTTGGTCCAATTCCGTCTATAATACGCCTGTGAAACTGCCCCCGGCAAACCCAACTGCTGCCGACGCCGGAGCAGGCCGCCTCTCTCGTCGCGACGATGCGCGCCTTCCATGCAACGGCGGATTGGCTGGTGGGCGCAGCCGGAATCTGCGCGATCGCTTCGGACTGTCGGCGCAAATGGCCGTGCGCGGCAGTGCGCCGGTCCGCGAAGCCTGCAAGCGCAACGGCCAGGCGTCCCCCTTTTTCGCCCCCTTCGCCGCTATCCCCTGCAATCAGCGGCTGATGCGCGCCAAAGGGCAAGATCGCGTATCGCTGCGTGGCCTGTGGATACACTGACCATGCCGATGTGCATGCGGCCCGGAACATCCGTTCCAGGGCCAGGGCTGCCGTCAATCAGCCTGCCGTCTTGGAACCGCCCCCTCTACCACTACGGTCCCGTCGGCTCCGGCCCCGCAATGAGGCGCACTTCAGCGGGCCAGCATTGCAGCACCTGCACGTCCTTCACCGGGCGGTCCAGCCGCACGGACAGCAACCACCGCGTGTCTTCCACCCCAATGCCAGCCCGCCGGTATCCCACAATGGTCCCCGTCGTTCCCTTGGGAATAAACGTCAGGTTTTGAGTTTCCCGCACGCCACAGGTCAACTGCACCCGGGAACCAGCAGGCATCGTCTCCTCATACGGATTTCCCACGTCCGGCCTGGTGCGAGCCACGCCAGCCGTGCCAGCCATGCCAGCCATGCAGGCCACGCCAGCCATACCCGCCGTGCCAGCCGTGCGCGCCGCATTGACATCCTCCCCGGCGCTTTCCCCCACGCCATACGCGCCTTGCTCCCGCTTCTTCCGGCCCTTCATGCTCCACCCTCCTTTTGCTCGCCAATAATTTGACATCCTCCCCCGCCTGAAGTCGGGGGATTTCTACGGCGCTCAGACGTGGCATTGAGCCGCCCCCTGAGTCGCTTCGACGGGTTCCTGCTTCCGACCGCCAACGCGGTTCGATCCACAGGCCATCTGGGCTGACACAGGCAGACCACCTGCCAGCATCCCAACCGAAGCGTCGGTTGTGTCCCGCCCTTCGTCTCGCCATATTTGCATCCCGCGAGAAAGGATGTTGATTGCGCCGACCACATCGGCGTTGTCCTCGAACCCACATGCCACGCACACGAACCTGGCTTGCGTTCGGCGGTTGTCCGCCGAAATATGACCGCAGCACGGGCAGGTGCGGCTGGTGTTGTGAGGCGGCACCACAATGAGATGGCCGCCTTTCCACGCCAGCTTGTACGCCAGTTGGCAGCGAAACTCGTACCAGCCTTGATCAAGGATAGACTTGTTCAGGCCGGACTTGGCCCGAACGTTGCTTCCCGGCGCATCTACTGTACCTGCCGCCGACCGGGACATATTCCGCACTCGCAAGTCCTCGATGCAAACGATCGCGTGGTTTTTGCTGATCGCGGTCGAGGTCTTGTGCAGAAAGTCGCGGCGGACATTGGCAATGCGGGAATGAATGCGCTGGACGCGGGCTTTCGCCTTCTTCCAGTTGTTACTGAGCTTGACTTTGCGGCTCATGGCCTGCTGAGCTTTGCGCAAGGCCACCTCATGCCGCTTGAAGCTGTTGATGGGGGCGTAGAACGCGCCGTCCGAGAGCGTCGCGAACCGGGCAATGCCCATATCAATACCCACTGCCCCACCCTTCGGGATCGGCTGAGCAACCTCTCGTTTGGTCTGAATGGCAACAAACCACTTGCCACCGCTCAGGCTGACGGTGACGTTGCGCAGATCGCCCAGCACTTTGCGGCTGTTGCGATAGCGCAGCCAACCAAGCTTCGGCAGAAAAATGCGGTTGTTGGCCTGATCGAGCTTGATTGCCTTCGGGTTTGGATAACGGAAGCTGTCCGACCGGCCCTTCTTCTTGAAACGCGGAAAGCCAGCACGTTTGGAGAAGAAGTTGGTGTAGGCCCGCTCCAAATCTCTGAGCGCCTGTTGCTGCGAATGAGCGGGAGCATCGGCCAGCCAAACCGTTTCCACGCTATTGCGCCACCCAGTAAGCAGCTTGCACAGCCCGGCATAACCCAGTTTCTTCTCGCCTTGCTCGTAGCGATCCTTCTGCAACGCCAACGCCTTGTTGTAGACAAACCGACACGAGCCAGCGAAGCGGTGCATCTGCCGCTCCTGCTGGCCGTTTGGCATGAGTTTGAATCTAAAGGCCTGGAACCGCTGCATGGCTCAATTATACTTCTGGTCTACGGGCAATGACAAGGATATTCGACATGGACGGCACTGCGTTTTCAGGATGCACGTCCATTTGGTCTTCGTGACAAAATACCGCCGTGACGTGTTCGATGGCGTCGCCATCGAACGGCTGCGCGTGATCTTCGCCAAGGTCTGCGCCGGCTTTGAACCGCCTCTGGAACGCCAGGTTGCATAGTACAGGGACAAGCCCCGGACTTCAGGCCGGAGTAGTTGATGCCGTCGCGCTCCCTTTTTTGCGTTCGCTCTTTTTGCCCGCCTCAAAGGTGTGAATAAACCGCCGGGCCAGGATCGTCGCGGCATATTCCTCCGCAAAATGGTCGTCCGCCCGCCAATGGTGCATCGCCTCCAGAATGGGATGCTGTAGCTCGTGGACAATCGTTAGCTCCAGGTCCGCATCCGTGCGCTTCGCGGTCACCTCACAGTTGATGACGATGTGCGCGTACTGGTACATCGCGCTGGATGTAATCTCCATCTCCACCAGCTCGTTGGGATTTTCCGTAGGTTCCCACGCGGTGTCCGTGTACGTAAACGTAAAGTCCCAGCCGGACCAGTACCCCATGCGGTCTATCCACCGGCGGAACAAGCGCCGGACACGCGCTTTTTCCTGCGCAAACTCCTTTTTTGTCACGGCTGGGATCCTCCCAAATCGGAGAGGCAATGGTAGATCATGCGCCGGATAAGGTCGCTGGTCGTAATGTTTTTCCAGGTCGCCACCCGTTGCAGTTCAATCCATGTGGGGTATGGCAACCACATATGGATCCGTTTCATTTTGCTGGCCGGAGGCAGCGAAGCGGTTGGAGGACCGCCCATACGGCGGGCCGGTTCAACTTTTGGCATAGACACGCTCCTTTCGTTATCGGTGTATGAGCCACAGGACAACAAACATAACGGCAAAAACAGCGAGGTTGCTGACAATAAGCCACGCGGGTAGTTCCGTCACAGACATGGTGCTCCTCCTTTCGTTTGGGATCGTGCCGACACACGCGGCGACACACATTTTGCTTTGCCGCACTTCTTTTGTCAAGTCCGGCGATCAGCGCCGCCGTCTACGGCGCGTGCATCGGCGGGGTGCGAGGCATTTCGTGATGATCATATGGCGCATGGCATGGCGCGCGGTGCGCGGTGCGCGGCATGCGGCGTGGTGCGGTGCATGGCGTGCGGGGCAGGGCAGGGCAGGGATTATCGGCTTGATTTTGTTGAAATACCTGTGGCCGTTTGGAGGGGGGATCTTTTGTGCGACCCCTCCCGCGCCGGAGTCCTCCCGGAACGGATCCCGCTCCGCCCCCGGGTTGGGGCCCCCCTACAAATCTCACTCACAGTGAGTGAGAAATGGGCGGAGGACGCGGCTCACGGAACCATCCCCTACAATGGGCGAGACATTCCCCATAACAGGCGATACATCACTCACAGGGTGTGAGATATCACTAACAGGGTGTGAGATATCACTCACAGGGTGTGCAATATCACTCGCAGTGAGTGAGCTATCACACACAGTGTGTGGAATATCACTCACAGTGTGCATAGTATCACTGCCAGTGTGGGAGCATCACTCACCGTGAATAGCCATCACGCACAGTGTGTGAGGCTCTGGTTGGGGTGCGGGCCCGGTTCGGGGAGGGTTCCGGGGAGGGAGCGGGCCCGGAGCGGGGCCGGGCGAAGAAAGGGCGAAGGGAAGGAGACAATATCACATTTTGTTTGTCAAGGTGTTTTTGTAAACACGTTGTAAGTGCGCGAAATCATTGATGTTTTGGGGTACTTGCGTCACAATTTGTTCGGAGCTACAAACATGCCCATCGCGAAAGTTAAACTTTTTGTAACTTTTTGCAAAACTTTCGCGACACACAAACGTGTCGCCCGGGGAAAGAAATCCGGGCGTAAAGCGATACAACCAGTAGCTGCTGCTAAGCCCCAAACTGGCAGCAGCAAAGGCGGAAGAACCCTAAGGGATATTATCCCTGACCATAAGTAAGCCCCGTAAGACGGGCTGAACGTGTACGGGCTAACGTCTACTGGTGAGGCGTGGGCCAGAACCAAGCCCGCTTGGTGACACAAGTCCCCCAGGGAGGACTCATCCCGAGTCTCGCACCAAGCCGCCTTGGATGTGAACCTGTAGCCCACTATGTCTCAAAAAGGCTGTTAATTTCGTCAACAAGTGAAAAACAACCAGGAGGAAAACATGGCAGCAAAAAAAGCCAAAGAAGGCTTCTGCATCTCTTTCGTTAGCGAGAAAGTCTCGCTAACAGCAGCAGAAATCGACAGGATCAAAGCTTGGAAATGGTACGACAATGATCCGTACCATGGCCAATGCTTATTGTCTCAATGTACGCCGCATTTAGGCGTACTGCTGGAGCAAATTACAAACGCTTATCGTGCCAGTGAGCCGATAAGTGTTAAAAGGGATAGATGGGGTTCCGAGAAGGAGATTATTACTCCGTCCGAAGCAATAAACCGCTTCGGCGGATTTTCCCTAAGGTACAGCAGATTAACTTCGCTTCCAGGTTCGCCAACGCCGGAAGCGGTTTTAAAAAGCAAAAATCCGGCGTGCCAGCACATATGGCGCGCCTTAAAAGAGCTCGAGTTTTTGCGCCCTGATTTAATCAGAGTGACTAAAGGCGGCGTTGTGCGCCTTAAAGGCCACGATCCCAATTTTGGCACTAAAACAAGTGTTGGTAGCCGCTCTAAGGCTGCTATAGATCCAGCAGCCTTAGACAGTATACTTTCGCAGTATACGCGGGGAGCCGCTTCAGGGAAGCGGAACCGCTAGTGTACCTACCCATAGGGGGGGAGGAAAAATGATGACGCTCACGGCAAGAGTTTTACACTATGCTGCGAAGGGGTGGGGCTTGCGTGAGGCTATCACGCAGGCTCAAAAAGATGCTGACGAAGATGCGCGCACGATAGCGCGCACAAAGCGACTACTGGCATGTTACAAATACACGCCAGTAGTGCAGAGCCGATTACGGCACCAAAGAGACGAATAAGCATTCGTTTTGTGTTTGGTGCCATTCCGTGGCAAGTCAACAATTTAACAAGCTCCTGCCGGAAAAAGGCAGGAGCAAGGAGGAAGGTATGTTTTCCGTAAAGTTTACGTGTGTCCAAGCAAATCACCACATTATTTGTATCGAGGAACCCCCAGCGGGGCTTAGCGCCTTGGATGCAGCTAGAGCCCAATTGGGTTCGGACATTCGGACTGTAGCGCCTCCTTTGGGGTTCTACAAGTATGAGATTGCTTGCTCTTTAACGGAAGAGCAAGCAAGACGGGCAACAAACCAATTTGGCAAGCAATGGAGTACTTGCGTTCGCGTTCTGCGTGGGGCTTTTAACAATTGCGTCATTCATACGTGGAATAGACTTCAGTCTAATCCCACGTGTGCAACGCTAGACTATAATATTGATCGAGATACAATTGTGGAAGCCTGGCTAGATGCCGGGGCTCCCAATTTGTGGGTTCCTCCACAAGAGGAACCCACGGAAGCGGAATAGGGTATAGGCAGCCTACGATGAAGGCCAGTTTAGCGAGGCTCTTGCGAAACTGGCCTTTTCTGTTTTGTGCAATGGAGGCCAGTTTAGCGAGGCTCTTGCGAAACTGGCCTTTTCTG